ATGGTGAGCGCACCCACCGTGCGGCGGCGGCAGCTCGGCCGCACACTCCGCGCCATGCGCGAGCAGCACGGCTTGAAGCAAGAGGACATCGCGACGGCATCCGGCGGGCGGCTCAACGGCGCCAAAATCTCGCGCATCGAGACCGCGAAGACCGCCGCGAGCGCGGGCGACGTTGCGATCATCCTCGACACGCTCGGGGTGACTGACGAATCGCTGCGCAGCAGCCTGCTGAAGCTCACCCGCGAGGGCGCTCGGCGTGGGTGGTGGCAGTCGTACCGGAACGTACTCTCACCCGCATACGAGGATCTGATCAGCCTGGAGAGCGAGGCCGACCAGATCAACACGTGGCAGCCGTCCGTCATCCCCGGGCTGCTCCAGACCGGCGAGTACGCCCGGCAGATAATCGCCGCCACCGCCATGAGCGCGGCCGTTGAAGATCGCGTTGACGCGCTGGTCGAGGTACGCCTCGCTCGACAGTCCGTGCTCACCCGTGAGGACCCGCTCACGCTCTGGGCAATCGTCGGGGAGGCAGCCCTTCGAACACAGTGCTCAGACAGCCGGATCATGCATGACCAGCTGGGACGCCTGCTCTCCCTCGCTGCTCGCCCGACCATCACTATCCAGGTGCTGCCGTCTACCGCCGCACCGCACGTCGGGCAGATGGGGGCGTGGTCGATTCTCGGCTACGGTGCGCACGCCGACCTCTCCGTCGTGCATGTGGAAAGCCTGACCAGCGCTCTGTACGTGGAGGAGCGCGACGACGTAGCCATGTACCAAAACGCTGCCGAGCAGCTGCGCGCGGCGGCGCTGTCCACCGGTCAATCCGAGGACATGATCAGAGAGATAAGGGACAAGAATAAATGACCACCATCTCGAATTCGTCGAGTCTCCCTGTCACCTGGTGGAAGGCCTCCGCGTCTGGTGCACAGTCCGACTGTGTGGAGTGCGGCCTCCTCGATAGCGGCGCGGTCGCTGTCCGCGACAGCAAGTACCCGGCCGGGCCCGCCCTCGTATTCGGCCGTGCTGCCCTCGCGGCTATGGTCGGCGCGGTCGCCAGGGGCGCCCTGTAGCTCTCCGGACACGACGAAACTGCCCCCTCCCGCACTGTGCGGGAGGGGGCGCGGTTACTTCTGGGAGAGCTGCCACAGGGCCAGGGCGAGGCTGACGACACCGACCAGCGCGGCCAGGGACGGCAGCGGCCACCGGGCGCGTTCGAGGGCGTCGAGACGCTGCTCGTGGTCGGTAAGAATGCGGTCGGTCTGGTCGGTGCGCTGCGCCACCAGGGCCAAGCTGCCGTTGACCGTCGCGAATCCGGCCGCCATCGTGCCCCTGAGCTTTTCCAGCTCCACGGCGACCGCGGCAGGGTCGGACGGAGGGGGGATGGTCACGGGCGCCCGCCGTCCTCGACCAGGCCGAGCCCGACGCGGTCGAGCAGCTGCTCGACCTGAGGGAGTGCCATGACCCGGGCGAGGCCGGCCGCGACGGCGAGAGCGCCCGCCACCCACGGCAGGGACTGCGGGATGCCGGACGCGGCGACGATCGCGGGGAGCGCGACCGCGACCCCTACGGCGGCCTGGATGGCGGTGCGGATCGTGCGCCTGGTGCTCGTCTTCATGCTGGTCACTTCTTCCGGTTGGCGATGGTGTGGAGCGCGGCCCATCCGCGCGGGCCGATGGCGGGGTCGTAGTGCTTCCCGACGGCGCGGTAGACGGGGTGCGCCTGGTGGAAGCGGGCGACGGCGGCCTGTGTGGCGGGCCCGTAAGAGTCGGCCTCGGGGATGCCCTTGGACATGAATCCGGCGGCCTTGAGTACGCGCTGAAGGGGCTTCGCCGACGGAGTCTTGCGGCCGGGCGCGAGCCCGGACGGGAACTTCGGCGGCGCGTACGGCTTCGGCTTGGGCTTCGGGGGTGTGCCCGGTGCGGTGCCGCCACCGGGGGCCGGCATTCCAGCCTTCACCCACGCGTACAGGGTGTCGCCGGGGCACAGGGTGGCGATGCCGTCTCGGTGGCCGCGCTTGATCAGGGCTCGGCCGGCCCTCTTGCACGCCTCGTCGTACAGGGCGCGGCACGCGGCGAGGGCGGCCTCGCTCGGCTTCTGATCGCCGCCGACGGCGATCTGTACGCCGATTCCGGACACGTTGTGGCCGGGGCAGTGTGCGCCCTGCCGATCCCATCCGCGCCCCTCGTAGATGGTGCCGGCCTGGTCAACGACGAAGTGATAGCCGACGCCGGACCAGCCCTGCGCGAGGTGCTGCGCCTCGATGGCGCGGGGGACGGCGTAGCCGGTGCGGCCGACGTGGTGCGCTCCGTCGTAGTGGACGAAGAACTCAGTGCGGGCGCTGAGCGGGACCGTGGCGGGACCCTTGCTCTTGGGGTTGTTGTCCCAGGGCTTTGCGCCCCAGGTGGCGCGGCTGACGATCTTCACGGACATGGGGTGTCTCCAGACATGCAAAAGGCCCCGGCCGGATCGGCGCGGGGCGTACGGGGGGCGGAGTGGTGGTCAGGTGGGCATGCGGGCGGTCCAGTGGACCGGCACACCTACCCACGTGTCGGGGCCCTCGGCGGCGTCCGTGATCAAGACGAACAGCGTCCAGCCGGTCGGGGTCACGTTGATGGGCCGGGCCTCGAAACGACCCGTGCTTCCCGCGCCCGCCGCGATCTCACAGTTCATGATCGGGGCGACGGGGAAGGGCTCAGGGAACGTCACCGGCAGCGTGTAGGACGCCAGGTTGGTGAAACTCACGACCAGCTGACCGGCCTGGTAGTCCCGGGCGTTGAGCCGGGCGTCCGTGATGGTCATGCCGGGGCGCCACAGGGTGGCGGGTACAGCCACGGGGGGCTCCTCTACAGGGCGACGACGGTGGGGTTGGCGAGCCGGAGATCCTGGCCGGCCGGATGTGGCTTTGTGATGCGGTTGACGGCGCGGGTCACAGTCATCTGCTGGGGGGTGGCGCTCACGTTGTCCACCGACACGGTCAGGGGGAGTGTGTTGGTGGCGGTGCCGCCGAGCAGTGTGCGCACCCCCGCCTGCCCTGGGGCGGTGAGATCCGTGTCGGTCGCCGTTACCTGCCAGCCCGGTTCGGCGCTGCCTCGACGCCAGCACTTCCCGGAGAGGGCCGATCCGGTCATGGCGATCCGGGCGGTGAGCCAATCCCCAGCCGCGTAGGTGGTCCCAGGCAGGTTGAACGCAGCGCCGAGCAGGCTCTCGGCTCCGTTGCGCTTCCGCAGGGTCAGCTGCACCGCGCCGGAGAGGCTGATGTGCACGCGCAGCACATACATGTGCGTCGGATCGACGTACCGGATGGTCGGGTAGACATACATGCTGTCGACCAGCGGCAGGGCGGAGAGCGCGAAGTCCACCCGCACGTCAATGTCAGCCGTGGTCACCGGGGCCAGGGTTTCCCGGGTGACGCCGCGGGTGCTGATGATGTGCCGTCCCAGACCGGCAGAAACCGCGTAGTCGGCGGGTGGGCCGCCTGTCGTGGTCCACGACTGCCCAGAGTCCGCAGTCCCCCACCCGGCGGCTACCGTTCTGTTGAATTGGTCCTCTAGCTGCCCGGTAATGCGGGTAACGGTGGCGACCTCTCCGCCCGTAGCAACGTCGAACGGGAACTCGCTCGGGAACTCGGCGGTGGTGATCCAGTCGCGGCCGGCCGTCACGGTGATGGGCCATGCCGTTGCCGATGCCGTCACGGGGGCGGCCAGCGTCGTCCCGGACGTGTCGACCCGCCCGCGCACCGTGTCTCCCACTACGCCTACGCGGTAGGGACCGGCAGGGGTGCAGCTCAGCGTCAGGGCCCATGCCCGGGGGCGCGGCTCGTGCTGGATCTGTCGCACGATCAGGTCAAGCGGGCCTGGCCCGGTGTACATGGGCGGGTTGGTGATCCGGATGAGGTCTCCGACGCGCAGCCGGAGGACTTTCGGGATCAGCTCCGGCCGTCGGTGGAGCTGGACCCGGACTGTGGGGTACCGGGCCTCATTCCAGGTGCCGAGGTGGGCGCGCCATCCGGCGATGGGGCGTGCCTGCGCGTCCGTGCCAAGGGAGAGCGTCACTGCCTCTTCGTATGTGCCGACCCCTCCTTCCTCGGGCGGGCGGGCCCCGTTCGGGCCGTCCTCGATCACTACGCGGCCGGAGGATCCGCCCGCCCTGGTGACCGTCACGTCGTTGGGTCGGTCGGCGTCGTCCTCGGCAGGCTCCAGCGGGCGCGCGACCTCGCCGGCCGCGTAGTCGAGCGTGAGCCGCGGCGGCTGGTTGTAGAGCGTCGCGCGGTCCCGGTAGAGAAGCCCTACCCGATCCATTGTCTCGGCGAGAATGCCGCCGTCGGTCTCCCCCAACTCGGCAAGCAAGGAGAGTAGTTCTGCCCGGCCTTGGGGCCCCATCTGCTCGGACGCGGTTGAGTTGTCTCCGTCACGCGCGGCCAGGCGGAGGATCGGCTCCTCGGCGGCCAGGCGGCGGACGCGGTCGACGGCGGTCTCCCGGTCGTATCCGGAGTCGGCGCCGTTGTAGATCATGACCCCCGGAAGGGCCCCGGTGCCGTTCTGCACACCCGGCACGCTGAAGACGCCGAGGTGGCCTAGGGTCATCCCCTGCGTGGCGCCGCCCCAGTTGCCGACCACTGCTGTGGCCGTGCCCATGGTTCCGGCGAAGGTGGTGTTGGCACGCCACCAGTCGCCTGTAGCGATGTCGCGCCATGCTGCGGTGAGTCGTGTCTGCGTCCCGCCCACCGGCACGACGAAGACGCTCAGCCGGTTCCAGATTCCGGCGAAATCGGTGATCGCGGCCGGGGTGGTGAGGTCGAAGAACTGGATGGTGTCGCCGTCGGCGTTGCGTGCCTCGATTCGGATGGCACTGGTCGACGCGAACAGGTGGGCTGACCGCATCACCGATCCGGCGATGTTCACCCGCAGGATCTCGGTGAGCACGATCGGCATGGCCGGAAGGCGGTAGACCATCTCGACGTGCCATCCCGCCGTCGGCGAGTGCGGCACGGTTGCGGACATGGAGGCCACCGCGCCGAGGGACGGCAGCGGGGCGGATCCCGGCAGGCTGTCATCAGCGGCAAGAGACATACCGGAGACCCGCACCGGCAGGACCCCGGGGGTGGGGGAGTAGAGCTGTGTGGCCCCGGCCGCATCCTCCATCGGCCAGTACGCGAGCAGGCCCGGAGCGGACGGCACGCGGCGCCGGAGCGTGGACTCCAGCGGGCGGCGGCCCTGGCCGAGCCGCCGCAGGATGCCGGCAGCCTGCACCGGCACCCACGCATCGTGTCCGGCCCCGGTCCACCGCGGCGGCCAGTCGGATACCTCGCCCGTGAATAGGCACTCGCGGCGGCTGACCGTGGCGGTGCCGCTCAGCGACCACACCCGGCCAGCGCTGTCCGTCACGCCTGTCGCTCCGTCCACGAGACCGGTGAAATCCGGGGCGGTGACCAGCGTTCCGCCGATCCCCGACCGGACCTCGGCCCGGTACACACGCCCGGCGAGCGGGATCCCCGGCAGGCCGAGCCCCGGAGAGGACCCGAGCACGACCGAGGTGGCGGGCGACGCCACCGTTGTGGTCCCCGCGCTCACCACAGGGGCGCCGAGCACAGTCCACGGGCCTGCCATCGTGGGGGCCGTGTAGAACGTGGCCGTGCAGCCTGCCGACCCGTTGTCGACGTCCAGGACGGCGCGCACGCACAGCCGCCCGTCACCCGGCCCGCCCACAGCAAGCGTGCTCGACGCGTTCCGCACACCGGCAACAGCGCCAGTGGACGACCACGACAGGTCGAGAGTGCCATCGGTCAGCACCGCCAGCCGCCAGCCGAGCAGGCCGGCGCCGCCGTCCCACCGGCCGATCAGCGGACGGACCCGCCCGTACACCACCCAGTCATCCGGCGACACTTCCACGCGCACGTCCAGGTCCCCCGGGGTGGCGAGCGCCGCCGAGCTGGGGGTGGAGGCGTACCCGCCATCGAGCCGGAGCCAGGACTCGGCCGCGGGCACCGTGATGCGCACCGGGGTGTTCCGGGTGAGCAGGCCGTAGTGCGGGCCCAGCGGGTTGCGCGGCGAGTACCGGCCGCCGGCGTTGTTGAGCAGCAGCGAGCAGGATGCCGGGTCGGGCTGCGCCCCCTCGTTCGCTGTGCCGTGCACGATCCGGATCGGCTCCCGGGTGAACATGTCCCGGGTGATGTTCACCCAGGAGCCGCCGAGCATCAGCTCGCCCCGCAGGCCGAGCGGAGTCTCAGGGAACGCCACGGCGCGCCCTCCTTCCCTACTTCTTGCCCGCTAGTACGAGCTGAACGTCACCGCCGCGGACGCGGATTGCGTGCCGCAGCTCCTCCAAGAGCAGGTCATCCCGACGTGCACCGGTGGACTTGATCTCGATCACTACGTGGCCCGGGGCGACCGCGCCGCCCGCTGCGCCGTAAGAGCCCGCAGCGGACCCCGTGGGGGCCGGTACGGCCGACGGGTCGACCAGCGCGGCCATGGACCGGTCGACGGCCGCACGCTCACCGTCGATGCCCTTGACGAGCCCCTGCGGGATGTACCGGCCGAGCGCCGCCATCACGCGCGACGGCGACTTGATCCCGAGCGCCTGCCGAATCGCCTTTTGCATTCCCTTGGCGATGGTCAGCATTTGCTTTTCGATGGACTTCTGTTCCTTCTGAAGTCCACGGATGAGACCCTGTGCAGCCTGAATTCCGGCGCCGTACATGGCGTCACCGGCCGTCTTACCGGCTGAACCGGCAGCCTTGACTAGCGCTGCCTGCTGGGAATTGATCTGCCCGATTTGCTGCTTCGAGGCGCCCGCCAGGACCGCCGCCGAGGCGGCGCCCTGCTCGACGCCGGCCGACGCAATCTGCGCGATCAGGTCGGACCTGACACCCTTTTTCCGAAGAGCGTCGAGCTGCTTCGCGAAAAGCTGTGCCTGCGCCACCCGGGACGACAGAGTGTTAATAATCGTGTCCGCCGTAGCGGGCCCGTCCATCGACGTGATGTTCCCGGAATCCAGGACGCCCTTACGCACGTCAGCGGCGAGTTTATCGCGCGCCTCGATCTGACTCGTCAGCCGCTTTTGAGCGGCCTTGAGCTGAGTCGCAACCTTTGCTTCCCGGTTCGCCAGAGCCAGCAGCTTCTTACTACCTGCGCTGATCTTGCCGAGAGCCGTCGAACGCTTCTTACCCGGCTGAAGGCCTTCCGTTACCATCTGAGCAGCACGTGCCGCAGCGGCCTTGATCTGCTTAGCGGATCCCAGCAGCCCGTCAATCAGCCCGAGCGCGATCCAGCGGCCTTGTTCCTTGGTCACACGGGACGGGGAATGGATACCCAAAGCCTTTGCGATCGGCCCGGGAATGGCGGACTTTGCCCACCCGATCAGCTTGGACTTAATCCACCCGGTCATCCCCTGAATTCCGCTCCAGAGGCCTTGGACAACATTGCGGCCCTTTTCGAGCAGCAGACTACCGAGGGCCCCCAAGGCGGAAACCATTCTTCCCGGCAATCCGCGCATCCAGTTCACAAGCTGCGCGCCCTTGGTGGCCACGCCTGTTTTAATGCTGTCCCAGTGGCGAAGGAAGATGCCGACGATTGACCATTTGATAAAGAACTGGAGAATGGCCGACCCGACCGACTTGAGCTTCCCCCAAATCCAGTCCCACGCCTGACTGGTCCATTTCTTGATCTTGTCCCAGTTCTTCCAGATGAAGACGCCGAGGGCGACCAGAGCGGCGATTACCCAACCGATCGGCCCCATGGCGAGCACCCACGCGGCAGCCATCCGGGCGCCCTGTAGCAGAGCCTGCACTCCCATAAGGAGCCACGCCCCTACCACGCGCGCACCGGCTGCCACCTGCGCAGTCGCCGCACCAGCGGCAGACACCCCGGTCATCAGCCACCCAGCAACGACCTGGCCGGCCGACAGAAGCGCTCGGCCGCCCATGAGCAGCCACGCCCCCACGACTCGGCCGGCGGACGCGATCTGTGTACCGGCCGACCGCAGGGAAGCCACGCCGGACATAACCCACCCGGCCACAACCTGACCGGCACGGACGGTAGCCGTAATTCCCATGAGAATCAGGGCCGGGACGAGCACGCCCGCAACCACAGCAGCCACGACTTTAAGCTTCCCGCTATTCCGCTGCATCCACTGACCCAGCGTCATAAGCGCCGGAACTACCCGACCACCGATCAGATTAACTACACCCTGCTGCATACCGCGCTTGAATTGCTCAAGCCGCACACCCGCGTTATCGCGCAGTGAATCGCCGACCTTGTCTGAAGCGCCCTTGAAAGTACCGAGCGCGCCGACTGCCTTCGACGGATCCAAAGCCAGGAGCGCCTTTTGCATATCCTCGCTCTTTGTGCCGAAAAGCTCTGCCGACGCCGCATCGCGCTTCACTTCGTCGTCCATGCCGCGCAGCTTGTCGAGCGTCATTTGTAGAGCCTTCGTGGCCTGCGGGCCACCCGCCGAAATCATTTTGATCATGTCACCGGAATTCAAGCCAATGGCCTTGAGGCCATTCACTATCTTTTCCGAACCGGCCACGCCTTCGATCGTGAATTCCTTGAACGCATCGGCGATTACATCGGTGTCGCGCGCACCGGCTTTCAAGCCCTGTGACATAAGTCCAGTGGCCGTCTGTGCATCGAAGCCGAGACGCTGGAAGATCACGGAATACTCATTAAACGTATCCATGATGTCGTCCGCGCGTGGACCCATCTGCGTCATGCCCTTACTGATGACGTCAAGGGCCGTTTTCGCGTTCGGAGCCAGGCCAGTTTTCATGATCTGGCCTACGGCATTTGCGGACTGACCGAGGTCCAATTCGAAGGTAGACGCAAGATCGCTTACCTTCGTACTGATCCCCTGAATCTGTGCGTCCGTGGCACCGGTCGGGAGAAGGCCCGCACGCATCGTCACGGAAATGGCGTCAGCAGCCGACTGGAAATCAGCCGTCACCGCGTCCGCGTACATCTTCCCGGCGATCCGGCCATATTTCTGAGCCACAGCCGGAGTCGCCCCCAGCTGCGCACCGAGCCGCCCCGTGATCTGAGACTGTTCGAGGTACTGCGCAATGCCCTGCATGAGCACCGCGCCCGCCGCGACACCGGCCGCAGCCGCCGCCATCTTGATCCGGGAGAACCCGCCCTCGGCGGCCTGCACGGCGCCGTCTGCGCCGTCGTCGGCACCGCGCCGCAGCCCGTCGCCAAGCGCATCCCCGGCCGCCTGGCCGACCCGGCGGCCGGCAGCAACGAACCGGCCGCGGCTGTCGCGGATCGAACCATCGGCCGCCCGTACCAGGCCTTCTCCGAGCGCCTGCCCCGCAGCCTGCCCGGCCTCCTCGGAGTCCCGCGTCATCCGGGTGCCGGATGACTGTAGGTGCCCCTCCACGCGGCGCAGAGCGGGCCGTACCTGCGTGCCGTCGATCGTGATGAAGCCTGTCAACTCGCCTACGGTGAGCGCCATTTACCGCCCCCGTCTCTGCCCGGTGTCGGGCGGTGAAAAGTGGCGGCTGATGCGGCACTCGGTCGAGAGCAGGCCAGTGATGCGGAGCCGGAGCCAGCGCCATGACCGGTCGTGGAGGGTGTCGGAGTCGGCGTCGATGCCGTAGACCTGGTGGAGATCCGCCTCGATGAGCGGCCACTGCTCCAGCAGGGCATCCCATGTCAGGGCTGGGCCGGAGCCGCCTTGCGGCTGCGCGGAGAGACCGCCCTCGTACCACTCGTAGAGGCCCGTGGCTTCGTCGTACTCGCCGCACCCTTTGCCGAGGAGGCGCGCGTAGCCGACCGCCTCTCCGCCCGACTCGGTGCTTTTCCCGGGGCGTTCCCCGTAGCCCAGTACGCCTCAGCGGTCTCACGGTCTGCGGTGATCCACATCATGGACGTGAGCGCCACATGCCGAAACGCGGCCCAGGACACATCGGCAAGCAGCTGGTCGTACGCCGAGCCGAGACACATCCGGTAGAGGTCGATCTCCTGCTCGTCGTCCAGGGCGGGTGCGTCGACCGCGCTACCCCCAGCGGCGAGCCTGGCCGCCAGGGTCGTGACGCGCTCGATACGCACACCGTCCAGCGCCGAGGGGCCCTCGATCCGGTACGTGCGCTCGACCTTGTCCAGCCCGGTGACCGGCAGTTCGAGCGCGTCATCAAGGAAGTCGCCGAGTGCGGCGAAGCCGGCCGCCATCAGCCCTCCTCGGCAAGGGGGTTGTCGATCGGGAGGAGAGGGCCATCACCAGTGAGGGTGATCTCGACCTGTCCCAGCGCAGTGCGCTCACCACCGGACGGGGCCCACGTCGGGATTGCACGACCCTCGTACGCCTCCGGCAGGCCCGTACGGTCCATGTAGCGGACGTGTACCTTGTTGGCGGCGCCGTAGGCGAAGTGGGCCAGGCGGAACGCCTCGTGCACCGGGTTGAAGACTTTCGCGGTCGGTGCCACGCGGCGGTTGATCGTGAGAGAGACCTCCCACTCTTGGCCAGTCTTAGTGTTCCCCGCCCAGCCGTCGCCCTCGTAGTCGCCGCTGTCCTCGATGTTGGGCTCGGACGCGGGCTGAAAAGCGGTGATGCCGGGGCAGAGCTTCCAGTCCGGCACGGCAGCGGTGCCCATGTTGACTTCGAGGCGCCATTGCCGTGCGAGGGCAATCTCCTCGGGCTCTACGGGTGTGCTCATGATCTGTCCTATTCGTGCGTGTGCGCAGTGCGGCGCAGCGTGCGGAAGTAGTAGTTGGCGGTCAGCTCCATGCGGTTGGAGCTGTCGAGTCCGAGGGATGCCTCGGACTGCCGCCAGGAAAGGGACACGGGGACGGTGCGCAGCCGGTAGTGCTCACGGCCGTCGAGCACGCCGAAGACGTCGTCGGCGGCGGTGTAGATGGCGCGCGGGTCTCGCCCGGCGCGCATCCGGACCTGCACAGCGGTGATCGCCTCGGGCCCGCCCGTGTCCTCGATCGGGTACGGAGTGAGGCACAGGATCCGATCCGGCTGTGCGGGCATGACGCCCAACACGATCGCCGTACCCGTAGTGGGGTACGGCTCATCCGGCGGCCCGTAGATGCCGAGCCCCTGCTCGTCCAGAAGTTCGGCCAGGCCCTCGACCAGGTCGGCGGTGTAGCTCACCGCAGGGCCCGGCGCATCTCGGCGGCGATGATCTCGCCGACCGTGTCAGCCTCCTCCGCCATGGGGCCTTCGAGGTACTTCGCGGTCCGGCCGGCGTCGTGCCGGTAGTCCATCTCTTCGTGCTGCCGGACCGCGTACGGGGTGTCGTACGCGACGGCGGCGCGGAGTTCGTCCTCGTCCACGGTCGCGGTGCCGGACCTTTCGAGGGTGCCCTCCTCGATGGGCGCCCGGCCCCGGGAGACCTGGAGGACGTGCTCGGCACCGAGCCGTAGACCACGGGCCGCCCCCGCCCGGGTGCCCCTGATCACGGCCTCTCCGTTCCACTGCAAACGGGCTCGCGTCATTCGGCGAACACCTCCGTGGACTGCGGCAGCGGGAGGCCGGGCGCGGTGTGGGCGGCCACGTGTAGCGCGGTCGTCTTCCGGCCTGACGGGAGGGTGATGAGGGACTGGGGCGGGCAGTCGAGATCCGGGGCAGCGATGACCTGAGCCGTACTCGTCACCTCGGCACCGGTCCGGTCCCGGACGGTGCGCACCTTCTCGGAGACGAGTGCGCGCACGGGACCGCCCGGGGGCCAGTAGACCGAGCCCACCGGCCCTTCACCGCGGTACCGCTCGATGGTGATCAGGTGCGGCAGTAGCCACGTGGGCACTCTCACCAGATCACCCCCGGCAGCAGCCCGGCCCGGGTGAGCGTGCGGAGCGCCCGGGGGCCGAGGTCGACGGAGGACCCGACGGGCCCGCCCTTGCGGTCGGACATGGCGACGGGGCCGATGCTGACCGAGCCCCATTGGCCGGCCGCTCCGGTGTCGTCGCCGCCCTGCGCCGTCACGTACTCGACCTGCGCGCACGTGGCGGCGGCGAGCGCGTCGCGGACATCCGGATCGGTCGGCATGCCGGTGGCGTCCGTGCCGTAGACGGCGGTCAGTAGCGCGTCGTCCACGTCTTCACTGGCTCGGATCAGCAGCCGTACGGCGTCGGCCGGGGCCGGTTGCCCCGTCGCGTCCGCCAACTGCTCGGGAGTGGCGTACACACGGGGCATCGGTCAGCCCCTCGGGGGCGGAGTGACCGGCTCGGCCGGGGACGCCTTGGGCTCGGCCTTGACGGGTCTCGGCTTACGCGAACGCCCCGACGGCTTGTCGTCCGTCGGGGCGCTGTCGTGGTAGCGGCGCAGCATCACAGCGGCACCCTCCTTCCTGCTCAGGTGGTGGCGAGGGTGCCGACGCAGACGCCCTTGTCGGTCAGGCGCTTGACGGCGTAGTGCATGGTCGTGGTGATCACGTTCGAGCGCGCGAGGATGTCGCGGTCCGACTCGACCAGCGGGCGCCGCTTGTAGAGCAGGCCGAGAACTCCCGTCTTCATGAGCAGGAACTTTCCGGCTGTGATGCGGTTCGTGACGTACACGGGGACACCACCCATGCGGCCGATGCTCCCGGTGACTGCGGCGGACGGGCCGTTGCCGAGCTTGGACGCGTCGATGAACTGCGGGTCGAGCATGGCCTCGCCGAGCTGGGCGCTGTTGAGGTAGAGGCCGGAGAAGTCGTCCGGCTCCCACTCGTCGCCGAACTGCCCGATGGCGGGAACCACGGCGTCGGCCCACGTGAACTTGGTCTTCCCCGTGGCCGTGGTGAATGCGAGCGGGGTGCCTCCGCCCTGCGAGGTCTCGTTCGCCTGCGCCTGGGCGATCAGGTCGGCGTCGACCTTGCGCGCGGCAAGGATGCCGAACTGGCGGCGCGCCTCGGTCTCCGGGTCGCCGAGGGAGGTAAGCCGCGCCTTGTCCGTGATCTCGACGGCCTTGCCGACTTCCTTGATCGTGGCCGTGGCGTCGCTGGTGGACATGGCGGTGGGGACCATGGCGGTGGTCTCGGTCAGGGTGTCCAGCTCGCCGAGCGCGCCCCACTTCGGGAAGTGGATGGTGTCGCCCGGTGCTCCCTGAAGGGTGTTGTCCTCGATCACGGCGGCCGATCCGGCGACGCGGACCTTGCCGGTGAACTGGGCCTGCGCCATGTCGCCCCACACCTCGGGGACGATCATGGCGGCGGCGGTGGTCTGGGGCATGGTGCTTACTCCTTCTCCGGCTCAGCGGCCGGGCGGTGTCGTGGTGTGCCCGGCGCGGAGCCGAGGCTCAGGAACCGGCGAGCTGCCGGTAGGTGGCGGGGTCGTTCTGGAACAGTTCGGTGCGCTGGCCGTAGGACATGGCGGCGAACTGCGCGGGTGTGACGGCTCCGCCCTGCTGGCCGGTGAAGTCGGCACCGCCACGCGCGGGCCCGGCCGGCGCGGCGCCGAGCTTCGGATTCGCGGTCACCGCGGCCTGAACCGCGGCCGTGATGGCAGCGGCGTCGGTCGGGTCGATGTCGGACAGCGAGCGGATGAACGCGACGCTGTCGAGCAGGGCGTCAGGGTCGCCGCCCGCGTCCCGCGCGGTGCGGTAGACGGTCAGCTCGACGGCAGTCTGTCGGGCCTGCTGCTGCGAGTCGGTGAGCTGCTGCGTCAGCTGCTCGGCGGTCGCGGGCTGCTCACCCTTGGACGGATCGATCAGGGCAGTGAACTGTGCGAGCAGTTCGGCGCGCGCCTCGTCGGCGGCCTTCTGCTTCGCGGTGACCCTGGTCTTCCCGGCCTCGGCGCGGGCGTCCGTGAGGGCCTTCTGCGCCCACGTGGGAAGCGTGGATTCGTCGCCCTCGGCGGGCGGCTGGCCCTGCTGCTGGCCGTTCGGGTCCTGCCCGCCCTGGCCCTGCTGCTGGCCACCGTTGGCGCCCTGCTGTCCGGTGTCGCCACCTGCCGCGCCCTGGCCTCCGCCGCCCCCGTCGCCGCCGCCCTCTCCGGTGCCGTCGCCTCCGGCAATCGCGTAGATCGGACGGCCGTCGGCGCGGTGGCCGAGGACGGCTCCGGCGGGGTGCGTGGCGAGCGGGTGGCGGAAGGTTGCGGGGATCATCGTGTGCACTCCTGGTGCGGTCGGGCCCGCTCCTGGCGGGCCGTGTGGGCATGCAAAAGGGGCCCGCACCTGGCGGGCCCCTGGGGTCGTGCTGGTCTGTGGTGCGCCTACTCGGCGTCGCCCTCGGTGGTGGTGAGCGGGCGTGCGCGGGCGTATCCGCGCACCCACGCGCCACGGAGCAGCGACGTACGCGGGTACGGGCAGGCGGTCGGAGGGTCACCTCGGCGCCCGGCCTCGGCACCCTCCGACACTGCCTGCGCGATCTCCTCGCGGGTCCCCATGGTCACCTCTTGTTCTGGTGGGCAGACTCGTTCAACCGGGCGGCGGCTGCGTGGCGTTGGGTCTCGCCGGTCGCCTTCTCGATAAACTCGGCCTGCGTCAGCCTGCCATGCTTCGCCCACCACTCGCGCAGTTCGTCGCTGGCGCGTGCGTGAGCGATGCGAGCCGGGCCGGAGAACAGGCTCATCGGGTCGACCCCCTCGGCCTGGGCCTTCTTGTTCAGCAGGTACCCGCGGCACGCGTCCTCGGCGTCGAGGTACTGCCGGTAGACGTACTCGGCGTACATCTCCCGTGCCTTGGCCCGGGTCATGCGCTCGCGCGGCTCGGTGTCCCCGGTGCGCCGCTCGGCGGCGGCCACAGCTGCGGCGAGGTCGTCCGCGAACTTCGCGTCACGGGCGAGCGCCCCCCACTCCTCCGGAGCGGGCAACGGGTTGAGAGCGTCGTCCAGAGCGGCGCGGTCGGCGAGCAGATCCTCGACGGCGTCACCGGTCGAGGCCGGGGCCGGCAGAGGGTCGGCCGGGTAACGGCGGTCCAGCTCGGCGGCGATCCGGGCCCGGTCGCGGTCATCGAGCGAGGCGGACCGCATCGCGGTACCCATCTCCTCGTCGGTTATCTCGCGCATGGTCCCGTCGTCACCGGACCGGACCCGGGCGGCCTGAACGTACGGGGTGCTCGGCTCGGTGCGCGCCGGGGCCGGTTGCCCGGGGGCGCGGGTGCGCTGCTCGGGCGGGAGGTTGCTCGCGCCTTCCTGCTCGCGGGCGCGGAGCCGTCGCAGGTCCGGGTGCGCGGCAAGGTGGTCGCGCATGGTGCCCTGCCACTGGCGAGTCTTCCCGTTCGCCGCGGTGCGCTCCTCCGGTGTGGTCGCGGCTGCGGCGCGTCGCTTGTACTTCCTGATGGTCCGCTCAATCTCGCGCTGCCGCTGCCCGGCTTCATACCCCTCGGGGTCCGGGCGGGCGGTCTCGGTGCGGGTGATGCCCGGCGTATAACTGCTGACGGAATGGCGGCAGTTGGGATGTTGAAGTCCGGCGCGGCGAGCCTCGTCCAGCGATCCGGCGACGCGTACGGGGACCATTTCCCCGTCTCGGGTGCCGTGCTCTACCTCGACGATCCGGGCCCCGTCAGGGCCGCTGATCGTCAGTACGCGGGTCTCCCACGGGCGGCAGAGCGGGCACTCGCGCGGGCTGTTGGAGACGATGACCAGTTCGACCCCGGCGGCCTCCAGCGTCCGCATGTGGCCCTCGGTCGCGGCACGGCCCACGGCGGTACGTACCGCCATCTCCGCATACGACGTGAGCTTCCACCGTCGGCCGGCCCGGTCGGTGAAGCTGGTGATCCCCTCGTCCGCCCACTTCCGCATGGCGTCATGGGTGGCCTGGCGGCGGGTGCTCGTGCCGAGTAGCGGCAGCGCGGCCACCTGTCCAACGATCGACCGGAACTTGTCCACGATCGTCCGCAGAATGCTGCGGTGGGTGTCGGTCACGCGGGTGACGGCCTGCTCTGCGAGCCGGTCGACGGCCTGCGCCTGCGGGGTGATCTCGTCCAACAGGCGGCGGGTGTCGGGGTCGAGCGCGCCGAGCTCAGCGACCCCGGCGCGGTGCCCGGAGTTGTACGCCTCGGCCGTGACCTCGTAGACCTCCAGCGTGACGGCCTGGTCGAGCTGGTCAGTGATCGCTGTCGCCGCCCGGCGCAGCGCGGAGACGGCGGAAAGCTTCCGCTGCGCCCACTGCGGCGACTCATACCCGCCCTCCAGCTGCCGGGCGATGATGCGGAGTAGGCGCTCCTCGGCGTCGGCGTACAGGTCCCGCGTACCGGCGGCCAGATCCTCGACCATCCCCGGGTGGATCGGCAACTGGCACCCCTAGGAGGAAAACTGTGCTGACCAAGGGTCAGTACAAGCCAAATTCAAAAACGGGCATATGGGGTATTGATCGAGCGTGCGGTCTCTTGACGAGCCGGTATCACTTAAAGTCACGGAAGGTGACGCGGGGGCGACTTGATGTATCTCCTGCCTCCGCACCCCCGGCCTGCTATCAAATAGGTTCCGGGTCATGACTGAATCACTGGATATCTTCAGTGGCGCCCTAACAGCGCTCCTCCTTGTTGCCCTGTCTCACCCAGACCCCCGCGCGCGGGCCACCGCTGAGCGACTGCTCCGGATCATCTTTCGAGCCGAATGAGTCGTGATCACAGTGGATAGGTGTCGGCCGGGTCGGGCGCGCCCGCCCCGGTCTCCGCGAGGATCGCGGCCACCTCGGCGTCAACCGCGGTGTCCTCCATGTCCGGCGACCGGTACTTGACCTTGGTGGCCGTACTCACGGCTCCTGCGCGGGCATACAGCTCCAGCGTGGTGGCCTTGGACTGCTCCGACTCGGCGGCGTCGAGCCGGAACTCGACGGCCGGCCGCTCCGGCGTGATCCTTGCCCCGAACTGCTCGGCGGCGAGCAGCTGGTAGGCGAGCAGGAAGTCAGGCAAGCGGCTTCGCCAGTAGCCCGCCTTCTTCTTCGTGGTGACGGTGCTGTCCTCGTCGCGGGCGTCCACCTCGGTCGCGGTGAGCGCCTGCCCCCCACCCTCCAGGCCGAATGACTGCGCGGAGTACCCGGCCGACTCGACGGCCTTACGGGTCAGAGCCTCGGCGGTCCGCTGGTGCTCGTCCACCCTGATTTTGAACTGTGCGAGGGTCAGCCCGCCGTTGTCCGTGGGCGGCATGTTCAGCCCGCTGTAGACCTCGCGGTCGTCGTCCCATGCCGCGCCCTGGCCGGGGCCCATGCTGGTGAGGTACCCGTCGGGGACGACCAGGCGGGCGCGGGCGAGGCGGATGTCACGCATCCAGCTCGTCCATGTGTCGTCCAGCGCGGCGAACTGGTCGTGAATCGGGGCGGCGTAGTCGCTGCGCCCGTACGGCGACGAGCGGTGTAGCCGGTTCGGCGTCATGTTCGGCACGTAGATGGCGGTCAGCATCTTGATGCCGGTCTCAACCGACACCCCATCGGGGCCGAGAGAGCCGATGAGGCCGGCCGTTTCGGTGTGCTCGGTGAGCGGCACCGCCCGGCCCAAGTTGTCGGGAGTGCCCTCAAAGAGAGCGTGCTCGATCCGGCCCGGCTCGTGGCGCTCCAGGTGCCGCACCACGGTCTGCGTGTCGCCGTCCAGCTCACGCCAGAACGTCACGGCGCGCATGACGCCGAACGCGTACTCGGGGACGGCGTTGTCCGGCTGCACGGTCGTGGGGATCGGCCGGTCCGGGACGATGTCTTTGTCCCACGTCAGGCGCAGGAAGATCCCGGAGACGGCGGCGGCCTGCTCGGCTGCGCCGAGCAGCAGCTCGTGCAGGTGCATAGTGTCGAGCGCGTCGCCAAGGAAGGTGTTGGTGTCCTTGTTCGGCGCGGTGATCGTCGGCATGTCCGCGAACAGGAGGTTAGCGCTCTTGGTGGCGATGTCGCCTGGCAGCGGGATGTGCAGGCGGCGTTCCCGTTTGCGGGGGAAGTCGACCGGCTGCTGTCGACCGAGCCGACGGCGGCCGTGCCTGGCCTCGCCCCCGGTCTCACGCCGATCAGCCAGCGCGGCGAGCCGGTTGGGGTCTCCGGCGTACCACATGGCGTCGCGCCGCATCTCGCGGTACAGGGCGGACATGCTCGGTGGGGGCCACGCGGACCCCGGGGCAGGCATGCTCACGGCGCGGTCACCTCCTCGGCGGTCTGCTCGTAGTAGTCGGCGGACTTGCGGAGGAGAGCGGGCAGGTCGCGGCGGAGGGCTCCCGCCACGTCGCCGGCGTCGAACGTGATCGCCCCGACCTCGCACGGCAGCCCGCCAACGCTGATGGTGACGGGCAGGGTGATGCTGACGGCGGGGGTGTGCGCCAAGGTGACGGCTTCCTATGCGGCTAGGGCGAGGATGTGCCGCCACTCGTGGGCGGCGCTGTGTACGGCGTACCTGAGCGCGTCGACGCTGTGATCGTTCAGCTTGATTGGTTTGTCGTCGCCCTTCTCGGCCGCCTTCTCGTCCCAGACGTAGCCAGGGATCTCGTCCAGCAGCCCGGTACAGGACCTGTGGATGCGGAGTCGGCCGGCCGCAAGCGCGGACGCCACGGACCGAATGCCGTCGCTGACCTCGTTTGAAGCGCGGGCGATGCTGGGATAGCCATCGCTCCATAGCTGCGTGATGAAGCTCGCCGCGGACGGGTCAATGAACGTCCACTCTGGGCGCACGCCTAGGTCCGCGACCCACTCTCGGATTGCGGTGCTGTACTGCGCATCAGTCATCTGCCGCTGCGCGGCGCGGGAATCGTGCCGCCACTCCGCGACCGCATACAACCGGTCGTCCACGCCGAGACCGAGCAGGATCGCGCTGGTCGGGTTCACCGTGCCGTAGTCCACGCCGATCCAGTAGCGGTGCATCTCCGGCAGGGTGTCCACGACGTGTTCGGCCTCGTCGTACGCCTCGTAGATCGCGCCCTCGGCCATGACCCACAGGCCCTGGACGTTGCGCTTGTAGAACAGGCCCCGGTACGACGCCTTGGTGCGGGCACGGTACGCGTCGCTCAGGCCGGGGTTGTCGTCCATGACGAAGTGCCAGGACCGGAGCCGGGTCTCGCGCGGGCGGAGTAGGTACTCCTTACGGGCCCAGTGGTTCGGGTTGTCCGGGTTGGTCGTCCCAAAAATCTTGCTGCCCTCGATGGAGCAGCGGGCGTTGAGCTGGTCGTAGAAGGTGCGCGGCAGGGTGGTCAGCTCGTCCACGTACGCGCCCGCGCAGGTGAGACCGCGGACCTTCGGTTCGGCCTGCGCATCGTTGGCGCCTAACGTGTGCACGACGCGGCCCAGCACGTTCGCGGTGGGGGCCCCGTTGGTGTACGTGATGTCGCGGGCGAGCGGCCCGAAGATGCTCGGGTCAGTCAAGGGGCCGAAGACGTTCCGCGCGAGCGAATCGCGGGTGCGGCCGACCATGACCAGTTCGCCGCCCTCGGGCCGGTTGGCCACGAAGTCGAGCCAGCGCAACAGGCTGGCGATCGTCTTGCCGGAGCGGACCGAGCCTTCCCAGATGTTTTGGAAGGCGCGGGCCTCCATGATCGAATCGATCTGCTTCGGGGAGAGCGCGAGGTTACGGCTCATCGGCGGCGGCCTGGTCGTCGTCGGCGTCCGGGGGCGGCCCGCCATGGCGCGCCACGTAGTCCCGGGCCAGTCCCGCCATCAGCTCGCCAACCACGCTGCGCCCCTGCTCGCCGGGGTCGGTCTTCGGCGGCAGCAGCTTCAGGGAGCGGTCGAGCGCGGCTCCAGCGGTCGCCATCATGGTGCGGCGGTCGGCCGGCGTCGGCTCGGGCTGCTCACGCTGGTCGTAGTCGTGGTCCTTGCCGCCCCACTCCCAATAGACCATCGGCTGTGTCATGCGGCCGATCTCCCGCTCGGCGACGTCCTGCAAGGTGTGCGCCATAGCGGTACGCCTCGCGTCAAGGTCGGCCTTGCGTACGGCGGTTGCGGTGGCGACCTCGGCGGCGCGGTTGAAGCTGAGCCCCATCTCGGCAGCCAGCTTCGAGACCGTGCTCGCGCTGCGCTTGATCTTCCGTGCGATGTCGTTGCGGGACATACCCGCGGCGTGGTGGCGACGTACCGCTCGCCGGTCTGTATCAGTGATGGGTCGGCCCATGAGTACGGGTCACCCCCTCGCCGCGGTGGTCTGTGGTGGGGCGTGTCTCGGCTCTGTCACGATCCCGCTGGTGCCCGGACGCGGTGATCGGGTCACATCACGATGAGGGCGTGCAGATAGCAGAGCTGGTGCTCAAATACGTCGATACGCTGGTTTGGCCAATCGCCACGGTGGCGTTGGTCTGGGGGTTGCGCCACCCCATTAAGAGGGCCATCGCCAGATTGTCCAGGCTGGAAACCCCTGCTGGAACGATGGAATTCTCCGAGGAAGCTCGCGAGATTCTTGATGAGGCAGTGGAGATCACAGAGTCCGCTCTGCCAGCAGACAGTGAAGTGGAGCCGGAGCCGCGGCGGGAGCCAGAGCCGGATCCGTTGACGCGGCCGCGTCCGGAGCCGCGTCCGCAGCCTGAGCCGCAGCCTGAGCCGCGTCCTGAGCCGGAGCCGGAGCCGGAGCCGCGGCGAGAGCCGGAGCCGTTGCCGCGTCCGGAGCCGGAGCCGCGTCCGGAGCCGCCTCTCCGGGCGCCGCGGCCTTTGGGCAGCAGGCTGCAATTTCTGCAAGAAACCGCGGCACTACACGGTCAAGGTCTACGGACAGCCGAAGCCCGATGGAGGGCGATGAATGCGCCTGCCGACGCGTTCTCCGAGCCTTTGGAGATCGCAGCTGTGTCGCCCTCCGGGGCCATCGTCACGGCCTGGACTCGGCTGGAAAGGATCTGCTTGGCGCGTCCTGGTTTGCACGGGATAACTCCGACACCTCGGCAAGGGGTCGGCGGGCTCATGAGGCAACGACTCAGGGAGGCGGGGGCGCCGGGTGAGGTTTTCGCTATCTACGATCGGCTTAGAAGACTGCGCAACAAGGCTGCACACGATCCCGACACGGTCACACCGGAAGCTGCGTTGGACTTCATTTTGAGCTGCCGCACTCTTGCCCGGATTGTTGAGGGCGACCCCGGCCCCAGGCTGTTTTAGGCATGCCGGGGCCGCCCTGATTAGATCACAGAGCGATAACGGTGGGCAACTGGTGTCACGCCGGGCAGAGCGTCGCGCGGAGAGCGGCGTTCAGCGCCTTGCCCTGCGCGTCGGTGAGCGGTCGGGCGTCGTTGCCGAACCGCTGCGCGGCGAGCCAGTCGCTCTTGTCGTTCGGCGCGGCCAGGTGGCTGCACTGGTTCCGGCCGGCGTCGATGGCCTTCTCCTCGTCCTCCACGATCGCGGGGTCTACGTCCCGTATCGCGGCGAGGTAGGCATCGAGCGCGGCCCCGGTCGGCGCGTCCGGTATCCCCGCGGCCTTCTCGGCATCGCTGCTCTCCCCGCTGTCCGCCTCCTCGGCCGGCTCCTCGGCGGCCGGCGCCGACGTGGCCGGGCCAGCCGCAGGCGCATAGGGCTCCGGCTCGGTCGAGCAGGCGGTGAGCGCGAGCAGCGCGGCGGCGAGCAGCGCGGCGGGGAGGACGGTGGTTCGTCTCACGGTGACACTCCGTACGTAGGTCTGTGCCGTGTGAGACAGGCAAGGTGGGCGCAGGGCGGTGCGGATGGCGGCGGCGGCGCGGAGGATGACTCCGGCCTCGTCCACCGTGAGCCGGGTGGCGACGCCCTCGGCGAGCTGGTCGCGCTGCTCGGGGGTGGAGGCGTGGGCGTACCCCTGGGCAAGGCGGAGCAGCCCGGAATTATCGAGGGTGCTCGCTTCGGCGGCTGCATGCTCGTCCAACTGGTCGGCCAGCTGGCGGAGGGCGTCTGCCTGTTGGGCCAGGGGGTGACTATCAACGTGCTTTCGCGCCGGCTTCGGGAGGCGGATGTAAGTAACGTGGCTGCCTTCGGTGCTCATGGGGTCCCTTCAGTGTGCTGCGAATAGGGCGCCCTGCAACGGGCGCGGGGTGCCGAGGATGACGAGCTGCTGGGCGCCGTAGATGTACGTGGGCGCGGGCGGGGTGCGGCGGGGGCGCGCGGGCGCGGGGGTGACGGCGGCTGGCCGATTGGTGGTGTGCTCGACGGCGACGGCGACGGCCTCGGCGGCGGTGCGGTCGCGCTGCTCGGCGGACGCGCACGGCCGGCAGACTTTCCAGCCGCGGACGGTGCGGAAGATCGCGTTGCGGCCTCCGGCGGGGCGTCCGCAGTAGAGGGTGCGGGTGCCGGGGCGGCGGTAGTGCCCGGTGGCCTGGTGCGCTGCGCCTTGCACGGCGTGAGTGTCCATGGGGGGTTGCTCCCGTGGCGGTGGGGCGAGGCATGGAGCCTCGCCGGTACTGAGTACCGTACGGGAGCGGTACTCAGTACCGCAATAGTTAGGAGGGAGGGGCCCGCAGTGGTTTGCCTCGGACCCCCACCCTCGGTGCTTAGAGGCTTTGAGCCCACCAGATGCACCAGGCTGCGAACGCGCCCCCTGCGCAAGCGCTGGCGCCTCGGATGAATCCATGGGTCGCTGTCCGGCGGTAACGTCGGATGGTGTGGCGGCGGGCCTCGCGTGACGCCTTGCCATCATCCGCCGGCTTCCGGGAGCGGCGTGTCCTTCGCCACCACCAGCCCGATTTGGTCGAATTTCCAAAGCTCTCTGTCCTACGATCCACGTGGATCGCCCCTCTTCCTGTGCGCTACACGGGTACGACGGGTCGAGACATGAAGGGGCCACCCCATGCCGCCGCTGTTGGAGGTGAACGGCTGGGTGTGGCCCCTTTTCGGCGCCTCGGGAAGATGTAAGCAGGGCTGTGTCAGGAAAACCGAGCTGAAACAGCTGTTTATGAGTCTCCTCACAGTTACTCAAATGGTGTGGATTCGGACCCAGTTGACCGTTGGGGCAGCCGAATGCGGCTCTGAGCTGCCCGGATCCCCTGCTTCCCCTCGTTCAGCTCAGGTTTGGCTGGAGTAGGCACGCGTTGAGCTAGACGGGTCTCAAGACGTGCACCACGCCGAAGGACCCCGGGTGGCCCCGGGGTCCCTCTCCAACTGTGCTATTACTTCGCGGCTTCCAGCGCCACAAATAGCCCGATGAGGTCGGCCCCGGACCACTCCCGACGGCGACGGCCGTTCAGGAGCACGGGCGCCGTGCAGGCGCTTCCGGTGCCGCACACGACGGTCGCGGCGGCCGGGTCACCGCTCCGGGTGTACGCGGTGAGCGGGCCCCGGCAGTACGGGCACGGCCGGTCAAGGGCGGTGGGCTGCCCGTCGCGGCCGAGGGCGCGCTCGACCCGGGCGCGGGCCCGGCGGGCGGTCGCCGTGATCTCGTCGGCGAGCAGCGGTCGAACCGCGGTAAACAGGTCGCCGGATTCCTCGCCGAGGGCGCGCCCCTCCAGCCACACAGCAGCCCAGTGCACTCCGTATGCCCGGCTCCCCGGGTCGGTGGGCGAGGCGTAGCTCCAGCGGGCGGGGTCAGCGCGGTCCGCACGGTCAGCGACGATGCGTATGCGCGCGGGCGCTGTCCGACCGCTGTAGCTCGGGATGTTGAGTGACGGGCGGCGGCGTACGGGGCGCTGCACGGAGGCTGCCACGGCGTCGCACAGCTCGAACAACTCGCGCTCCGTCTGCACGGCGGCGTCCAGGGCGGTGAGGTTGAGCGGGGCCGGGTGCTCCCGGAGGACGAGCGGCATGCGGCCGACGGCGGGGGCGTCCGCGGCGGCGGCCGGCTGCTCCCACTCGCGGCACTCGCGCGGGGGCCACTCAGCGCGGGGCGCACGGCCGATCGCGGCAAGGAGGTCACCCCACTGCTCGCGAACGGCGCGCAGGTCGTCGGCGGCCTGGGCGACCGGCGCGGCGAGAGGGGCCTCATCGAGGACGTACCCGGCGGGCCGGATTCCTCGGATACTGGGCTGGGTGGTCACGGCTGCTCCGGGGTGTGGAGGGTCTGCTCGATGCGGTCGGCGTAGATGGCGGCGGCGCCCTGCGGCGATCCGGCGCGCATGCGGTGGGAGAGGGCGCGAATGCGGCCGAGGGTGGCCTCGGCGGTGGTTGCGCGGTGCAGTGCCTGTTCTGCCCCGGCGAGCAGTCCCTCGGTGGTCTGCTGGCGGAGTGCGGCGAGGCGGCCCTCGACCGTGTCGGCGGCGGCCTGGCGGTACGTCTCGGCGGCCCGGTACGCGCGCAGCTGCTCGCCGAGGTCGGCAGCGTCCTGCTCCGCCTCGCGGATAGCGTCGTGGGCGGCGTCGAGCTGACGTGCGTGCCGCTGCACGAGATCCTGCTGACCGGCGATCGTGCGGCGGAGGTCGGCGTCCGTGGCGAGCAGCTGCTCGACGTGGGCGCGGAGGATCGGGCGCTCGGTATCGAGCAGGGTATGACGGTCCATCCGGGCGAGCAGGTGACGGAGGTCGGCGATGCGCTGCACGCGTGCGGCGGCGCGGGCCTTCCGCAACGCCATGGTGCGGCGGGGCATCAGCGGCTGTCCTCGGCGGACGCGTTCATGACGATCCTGACAGTGACGACGGTCCAGCAGACGGCGGCGAAGGTGTCGCCCTCGGCGGCGGCGGAGAAGGCGAGGGCGCTCGACGCGATGGCAAGGGCGAGGCGGAACAGGCGCATGGGTGGTGCTCCGGGGTGGCGGGGGCCCGCCGTGGTGGCGGGCCCCGGGGGCGGGTCAGGAGTGGGGTTTCGAGCCGCAGCGTCGGCCGCAGCTGTGGCAGTAGTCCGGGTGCCGGTCCTCGCCGCTCACTGCTCGCGCAGCCGGTCGGCGAGGTGCTGGCAGGTGGGGCAGCCAGGCGTGCATCCGGCGCGCCACTGCTTGCCGCGGGCGAGGCGGGCGAGCGCGCGGTCACGGCGGCGGCGGCGCTGCCCGGCGGTGCCGTACGGGACGTCGAGGTACAGCAGCGACATGGAGCGGACGAGTCCGGCTCGGTGTGCCCAGTAGCGCCACCGGGGGCGGTGCTGGCGTGCGCGGTACTTCATCGGCCGGCCTCGGCGGCCATGGTGTTGCGGGCGTCCGCCTCGGCGAGGTGGTCGACGTCGAGCGGAGCCTCGTCGTTGGTGTCGGCCTGGTGGTCGATCCGGTCGGCGAGCTGGCGCAGAACGTAGGCGAACGCACGCTTGCTCATGCCCGGATAGGCGGCGTCCACGATGGTGTTCTCGGTCCGGTCGGTGTCGGCCGCGGTCGGGGCGGGCCAGATGCCGACGTAAGCGAGGGCGCCGAGTCCAGTGATGGCGAAGAGGCGCCGTTCGGCGTGCAGGGTGTCGCGGGTGCTCATCGGGTGCCCTTCGGGGTGCAGTGGCCGGTGTGGCAGCGGGTCTCACCGCTGGCGGCGTAGTGGACGTGGTGGCCTTCGGCGGCGAGCTGGTCGGCGGCGGCCAGGGCGGCGTTGGTGCGGCCGAACAGGCGGGAGTGCAGCAGCGTGACGGCGGGGGCCAGGGTCGGGGTGCTCATCGGCCGGCCTGCTGCGGGAACGTGAGCGGCTGCTCCTCGGCCTTGTACGTGCGGTGGAACACGTCAATCGGGCAGGCGCTGCCGCACTCGCCGGGCTTGTCGTCTCGCCAGTCGTACGCAACGGCGGTACGACCGCTGTCGGCCGCCCACACGCGGGAGACGGTGACGATGCGTCCGGCATCCGGGGCGGCGCGCTTCTCGTACCGGTCGCCGACCTTGGGCTCGGCGAGCTGCTGCTCGGCCTGGTCGTCGTCCTTGCCGGGGTCAACGAACTCGCGGTCGGGGTGGATGTACTCGGCGGCCCACGTCGACCAGCCGCGGGCCTGGCCAAGGGTGGTGATCTGCTCGGCGAGCAGCCGTGCATGCCGGGCGAGGTAGTTGGCGGCGATCTGCGGGGCGCGGCGGTGGGGGATGTCGTCGGCGATCTCCTCGACCAGGGCCGCGATGGTGTCGGGGAACTCGGCGGCGAGAGCGTCGGCGTCGGCCTGGCCCTGCTCCAGCTCGGCCAGGCGCTCGCGGAGCTGGCCGTTCTCGGCCCGCAGGTCATCGCGCTCGATGGCGGTCGTGGCGTACAGGCGGACGGCGTGGCCGGCGCGCGCCTGCCACGTGAGTCCAGTCGGCTGCTCGGCGACCGTGGCGTGCAGAGCAAGGCGGCGCAGCCACTGCACGGCGTCACCGCGGCCCGGGTCAAGCTCGTGGTCCTGGGGGAGCGCCGCAATCGCGTCGGCCCCGCCGAGCAGCGCCCCGCGGCGTACGGCGGCCTCGGTGAACCAGTCGAAGAACGCGGGCTCGTCGGCGGCCGTGACGGGGGCGAGCGGCTGCTCCTGGTCGTCGTCGGCGGCCTCGCCCATCGCGGTCAACAGGTGCTTGACGGTGACCGTGTGGTACCCCGGGCGGCCGGCACACAGCTGCTCAACGGCACGCAAGCGGCGGGCGAACCGGCGGGCGGCGGCCTCGGGCAACTCCACTCCGTCCGTGGTCGGCTCGGCGGCCGGGGCGGGTTCGGTGCAACCCAGCTGCGCCCGGATCGGGCCGGTGTGGCGCGGGTCCGTACACGGTTCGGCGGCCGGGAGACCCACGGCGGCGAGCACCGGCACGGCGGCCGTGACGTTCGTGGCGGCCTCCTCCGACGACACACCGGAAACGGCCGGCGGAACATCCGCGAGCAGCGGAACGGCCCGCTCGCTGGGCACGACGGTGCAGCCGCCGCACATGCCGCCGATCACGGGGGCCTGCGGGTGCCGTACGCAAGGGGAGGTGGGCTGGGTGTTCATGGGGTCCTCTCGAATGTGGAGCGAGGGGGCGTGGGTTGCTCACGCGCGCGGCGAGCGGTGCGACCGGTCGCCGCGCGGGGAAAATCAGAAGGGGGGCTGCTGCTGTCCCCATGTGTTCTGCTGCTGGCCGGTGTGCCACTGGTCGCGTGCGGGCTGCTGTGCGCCGTAGCCGCCGCTGCTGGGCTGCTGTTGGGACTGGCGGCCCTTGGTCTTCGTGACGGCAGCGGTAGCGGTCTTCAGTGACGGGCCGACTTCCTCGGCCTCGATCTCGAACACCGTGCGCTTCACGCCCTCGCGGTCCTCGTACGAGCGCTGTTTCAGGGAGCCCTGGACGATCACGCGCATGCCGCGCTGAAGTGATCCGGCGACGTTCTCGGCGAGGGAGCGCCACACGGTGACGGTGAGGAACAGGCTCTCGCCGTCCTTCCACTCGTTCGTCTGGCGGTCGAACGTGCGGGGGGTGCTGGCTACGCGGAACTTGCTGACGGCGTGGCCGGCCGGAGTGAACTTCAGCTCGGGGTCATCGACAAGGTTGCCGACGATCACAATGGGGGTCTCGCCTGCCATCAGGCTGCGATCCTTTCGGGGGTGGTGAGCAGTTCGCCGCGGGCGCGGGCGTTCTTGCACGTCCGGCACTTTCGGGTCCCGTTACGGGCCCGGATGGTGTTCTCGGCGTCGAACGGGTGGCCGCGGTGGCACGCGGTTTGCGCGGCGCGCAAGGCGACGTGGTTCGTGGACGCGAGGAGGTTCACGCGGTGGGTGACGGCCCGAAGGTGGCTCGGGCGGACGCAGGCGCGGTTGCGGCACCGGTGGTCAACGTCAAGGTCGGCCGGCAGTGGGAGACCAGCCAGGCGGTACGCGTGCCGGTGCGCCTTGACCGTGTGGCCGAACCAGAACGTCCCGTAGCCCTTCTCGTTCCGGGCGCCGGTCCACTCGTGGCAGCGGCCCGTCACTCCGCGGACGGTGGAGAGGGGGCCGTCGAACGCGACGCGGGACCAGTAGCGCCATGCGGCGGTCGGGCGGGGCCTGGGCGGCATGGCGGGTCCTTCCGGTCTGAGCGACGGCTCACAGTTCAAGCTCGCAACGTACGTACGTTTCCGGAGAGAAACGTAGCACGGAGGGGAGTGCGCGGTAATCCGTCGTGACACCCCCCTCCGGGAAGGGCTACGCGGCCCGTAGAGCTGCCGCTATGACCTCGGGTGCGGCGATGTGCCATCCCTGATCGCGGAGCGCGCGCACGGCGGCGTGGGCCTGCTGCTCGGGGCTGCTGGTCGGGTGCTCCCGGATTGCTCCGGCGATCACTGCCGAAACAGCGTCGGGCAGTTGGGTGCTCACCGCTGGTCGCTAGGGGACTGAACGGCGAGCAGCTGGGCGGCGCCGTTCACCTCGCGGACCGTCCGCCACCCGAACCCGTCGGCCACCTCCACGATCAGGTACGCCCCGTCAGCGGCCCACTGGCGCACCATGCGGTCGCGGGCCTTGCGGTCCGACGTGGTGCGGACGGCCGGACGGTCCGGGCGGGAGTCCCACGACGCGGTGATGCGCCACGCGGTGACGTTCCGGGTGCGCTCCCGGCCGTCGGCCTTTCGGCGGTGCGTCCGGCCGGGGTGCTTCGTGCTGCGGTTCATGCGTGCTGCTCCTCAAGGGTGTTGACGGCTCGGGCTTCGGCCTCGGCGACGATCGCAGCGACGCGGGCGTTGCCACCCACGGATCCCCGCCACATGCGCTGACCGGGCAACCGGTGCATCGCGGTGAGCAGGTCGGGAAACCGGCTGACGAGTGCGAGGCGGCGGGCGTTCTCCTCGCGGCCGGCCCGATGCCCCGCCTTCATCCGGCGCACCAATTCCTCACGCTGGTACGCCTGCTGCGGGGTCTCGGGGGCGAGCGCGACCGGACCGATGGCGCGGCTGGTCACCGGCGGCTGCTCGCCGGAGGCAATCGCCCGCATCGACCCACGGAGCGCATCGAAGTACGCGCGGCCGGGAGCCGCGTCCGGATCGATCTCCGGGTGCAACCGCGGCTCGAACGTGCCTGCGTGGCGGCGGATCAAGTCCGCCCGGAACGCGTACCACGGGCGGCTGACATCGGACGGCTTGATCGGGTACGGGCTGGTCGCTACGTGGCGGCGCACCACGTGCGAGGCATCCCAGTTGTGGCCCTCCGGGTGTGGGGCCCGCGGCTCGACCTCCAGCAGCACATCCGCCCACGCGTCCAGCCGTTCGAGAACAGCCTCCTGAGTCGTTGGGGCGCGGGACGGGTCGAGCTTGTCGACGTAGGCCAGCAGCGCAGCAACGTGGGCACGGATCACTGGGCTTCCTCCTGCGGGGCGTTCTGGAGGGCATCGGCCATCCACGCGGCGGCTTGGGCGGCGCGGCCGAGCGTTCGCGGGGCATCCGGGTGCAGCGGGATCACAGCGGCACCGGCAGCCGGACGGCGAATCTCCGACAGGGCGAACTGGAGCGTGCCGCCCGTGACGGGCTTGGCGGTCTGGCCGAGCCGATCCATTGCGGCGGCGAGCAGCGAGGCATCCAGCCCGTTGCTGAGAGCGTCCTCGACCGCACGGGCCACGGTCTTCCGGGACTGCGCCGTTCCCCGGCCGTACGACGACCACCACTCCTCGACCAGCGCGGCAGCTGCCGCCTTCTCCCCCTTGGGGGTAGGGGGGTTACTACCTCCGTAGGAGGTAGAAGGGGACGGGTCGGGTCGGGGGGACCGTGACGAGTCCATACCGTCACGCTGTGACGAACCCTCCTGACCTGCAAAGAGATCCGGAAACGCGATGTTTTCCGAAGCGCTTTCGGTTTTTTCGGCCGATCCTTCACCCGCGAAAGAGTCGCTTTCGCGCGGCTGATCGCGACGATTACGCGTCTGGTTCTGTCGCTCTCCAGCCTTCTCGCGGGCTCGGCGCTGGCGGTCTGCGGCCTTCTCGCGATCCTTCTCGACGGCCGACTTGGTCGGGTTGTAGACCAAGAAGTCGTGCATCACGTAGTCGCCGCTGCTCGGCTGCGGGCACCGGGGGCAGGAGTGGCCGGCCGCGTGCCAGAGACCGGCGGCCACCAGCTTCCTAGCCTGGGGTGCGGTGCCATACAGCTGGGCGACGACGCCGGGAACGGTGCCCTCGGTGAGGTGCTGCGCGGCGTACGCCCCGGCGCGCATCCACAGACCGACGGCGGGATTACCAGCCTTCAGCAGCTTCGGGTGGACGTGCGCGGTGTCGTCCACTTTGAACCAAGTCAAGGGTGTTGCTCCTGTTCAGGGGTGTGGCGTTGGGGGGCGAGGGGCGTAGTGGCTCGTCCTCGCCCCCCCGGGTCGTTCGAGGGCTACAGGGCGGCGAGGGCGGCGGCCATCCAACGGAGCTGTCCGGCGTTCTCAGCGGCGCGGCCGACGCACGCGGGGCACCACTCCAGCCCAGGGGGCGGCTCGGCGGGCATCGGGTCGATGACCACGGCGGTGGTGGTGCGGTGGGCCCACCCGGCGGAACCGCATAGGCCCTGCCGGCCAGCGAACTGGCCGGTCTCGCGCATGATGTGGAGGCGGCGAATCTCGGGTCCTCGGCGGCCCTTGTCGGGGTCGTATCCGCGGTGGAAGGCCCTCACTGTGTCCTCTTCGGTTGGTAGTACGGGCGGGTGATGGCGGGCTGGTGGTCGGCGCACCGGGGCCCGCAGAAGTACGGGCGGGTCGGGAGCGCGCCGCATGCGGGGTTGCCGTCCTCGCACGGGCGCGGCGGGTGCTCGACCTCGACGGCGAGCTGTCCGGGCACCGTGGCGGGCGGCGGGGTGTCAAGGTGGCGGCGGGCCCGATCGAGGCGAGCGGCGACTGTCATCCGAGGGCCGCCGCTCGGGCTTCGGCGTCGGCCAGCTCTCCGGCCGCGGCAACATCGGCGCGGATGCTGATTCCCGCCTGGTCGAGCTCGTGCATGATGTCGTCGGGGCCGTAGTAGTCGCCCTCCTCCATGTCGGCGAGGACACGGGCGAGGGTGGCGCGGGTGGTGCCGAGCTGCTGCTCAACCTCCAGCAGCCGGGCGACGATAGAGACGGTGAATCCGGCGACCAGCCCGGCGGCAACAGAGTCGCGGGCGGTGTCCCGGGCGGCGGCCAGGGCCTCGCCGACCAGCTCGGGGGCGGCCGGGTTGTACCCCGCGATCTCCGCGCCGATCTCGGCCCGCTCGCCGGGGGTCATGAGGGTGATGCGCATGGTGTCCTTCCGGGTCCCGCCCGGTGGTGGGCGGGCCCTGCGGGGTGGCTACTCGGCGGCGGGCTCGGCTTTGGCTGGCTGCGCGTTCTCGACCCATGGGTCGCTCACCGCGGGGTCGAGGGAGAGCGATGCGGGGGCTTCGATGGCGCGGTCGAGGTCGAGGTGTCCGGCCTCGACGGCGGCTGCGGCGAGGCCGCGGCCGTCGAGCGGCTGGCGTTTGCTCGGTCGGCTGAACAGCCATCGCCAATGGCGGCGGCGCTTCGGCACGATGCGAACCCCGGGCACTTCCTGGAGTTCGCCGCTGTCCGGGTCGGCGTACTGCGGGACCCCGGCCGCGTCGACGGCGGCGAGGACGGCCGCGGTGAACGTCTGGTCGACAACGACCTCGGTCCGGGCCGGGATGATCCGGAAGTTCCAGTGTTCGGGGTAGGTGTCGCGCACCCATGCGGTGAACGCTGTGCGGTCGGTGACCTCGGCCTCGGCCTGGCCTCCGACGCGGGTCACGGTGCCGAACTTCAGGTCGTCGTCACCGCCGAGGGTCACGTCGGCCTTTACTGACTTGCTCGCCTTGTACTGCTGGTCGAGCAGGTACTCGGCGCGGAAGTTGACTTCCTCGAACAGCTTCTCGGCGGCGTCGAGTCGGGCTTTCATGGCGAGGCGCTGGCGCAGTACGGCGGCGAGGTGCGCGGGGTCGGGCGGGGTGGGCCTCTTCTCGACGGCCTGCGCGGCGGCGGTCTCCTTGGCGGCCTGGTCGACGGGCGCCTCGGTGGTCGGCGCGGTCACAGGGCACCCCCGGCGGCCTCGATACGCTTGCGGAACAGGTCGAGTTGGTCGGCGCGGGCCTGCGCGATCGGCAAGCCGAAGGCCATCTCGAAATCGCGGTCAAGGGTCGGCAAGTTCGCCTTGCTCGCGGCGACCCTGAGCAGGTTCTCGGCCTCGACGGCGGCCCGCTCGGCGGCGTCCGGCTCCGCCCGATACCCGTCATCAGCCGGAGCGCCCCCTATGGCTCCCTCGGCGGCAACCGCGTCCGATACCGAGTGCGGAACCGGCCCGGCCGGGGCCTGCTGGCGCCGCGGCTGCTGCTGGGCGGCCCGGCGCTTCTCGGCGTCGATTCGGTCGAGCCGGGCCAGGAACTCGGCCGTCGCACCGGACTCGACGGCGTGCTCGCGAATCCTGGCGAACTCCTCGGGAGAGGTGGCGGCCTGCGCCCTGGCAAGGCAGTTCCGCGCCTGCGCCGAAAGGTTCTCGCCCTGCTGCGGAGCCTCCTGCTGCTCCCACGGGCCGGGCTCGGCCCGGTTGCTGCGGCGCGGCTGCTGCTCGCCTTGGTGGCGCTGCTGTCCCTGCGGGTGGCGCTGCTGCTGACGGCGGCGCTGCTGGTTGTGCTGGCGCTCGGCGCGGTGCTCGGCCGGCGGCGAGTCGCGGTCGCTGTCGTCCACGGATCGGGAGTCCACGGGGATCATGAACACCTGAAACAACATGTACTTGAGCGCGGCGCTCATGGCCTTGTTGGTGCTCTTGTCGGCCTGATCCATAGCCTCACCAGGGAGGGTGACGGCAATGCAGTCCCCGGCGGGCCCGAAGATGCGGTAGAGCATCCTGATGTTGGTGTGCGTGCCCTTGTCGCCGCGCGGGCGCTGGTGGTGCTCGACCACCTCGGGAGCGATGAAGCACCCGTGAGCGCGCATCGGCCCCGCCATCGCGGACATGGCGTCGTCAACGCCTCTGAAGCTGTAGTTCTGCTGTTTGTTCTCCTGGTTCTTTCCGATCGGCATCACGTCCTTCATGACGCTGTGGATCACCTGGAAGACGCGGGGAAGGTCGGCGGCGGCTCCGGCCGGGGCGGGGCTGTAGACGATGGTCGGCCGGGGCGCCTCGGACTCGGCCGACGGGGACACGGCGGGGCTTGCCGGGTGGAGTGCGGTAACGGTCATGCGCGGCGGGCCTTTCGGGGGTGCAGACGGATGTGCGAGGCGAGGCGGGTCAAGCGGGTGGCGAGAGTGATTGCGGCGTCCGGGGTCAGCAGCGGGTCCCGCTGGACCTCCTCCGGGAGACCGCCGAGCAGCGCCTCGCGGGAGCCGTCGGCCTCGGCGGCACGTATCGACCGCTCGTACTCCGGCACGTCCTCGGAGCACGCGGCGTAGTCAAGGGCGAGCACCCGCGCGGCGTGCCCTGTGAGCAGGCGGCCGACCATGTAGGGGTCCTCGGCGTACGCCACGGCGAGGGCGTCGACCAGCGGGGCGAGCAGCTGCTCGCCGACGGGCAGGCGGACGCGGTCTCCGGCGGCGGTAAGTCCGGGGCGGATCACAGGGCGGCCGGGGCGGCGGGGGCGCCGAGGGCGGCGGGGGCGGACGGGGTGGCGTCGACCATGCGGCCGTCGCGCACGTAGTAGTCCTGGGCCGTGTCCCAGCCGCTCGGGTACGCGGTGCGGAGCAGGCGACCGGCGGCGCGGTGGGCGTCGGCGTCGCCGAGCGGCTGGGCCAGGTCGTTGAGCAGCAGCACGTGCGTGCCGCGCATCCCGGCGGTCGTCACGGGGATGATGCAGACGACCGCGACGCCGGGGGCGATCTGGTCGAGCTGGCGATGGATCACGGCGGTGCGGGTGACGTGGCGGCGGCCGGCCTGCCCGCCACGGATGGCCTGGGCGGCGCGGAGCGGGCGGCGGGTACTGTGCTGAGTGCTCACGGGTCGTGTCTCCTCACGGGTCGTGGTCGGGCCGTCCCGGGCGCAATCCGGGGCGGCCCGCGTGCGTTTTCAGGCGGCGTGCGGGGTGGCGAGCTGCTGCTCGCGCTGCTGGCGTTCGAGGCGGCGGAGGATCAGCTCGACCTCGGGGGCGAGGCGACCGGCGGCGCGGTCGGCGTCGCGGCGGGCGCGGGCCCGATCGAGGGCGGCGCGGGCATTGCGGATGGCCTGTTCGCGGCTGATCGTGGGCGCGGTCATGCGGCGGTCCGGGCGATCAGCTGGCGGGCGGGTACTCCGTATTCGCGCTCGACGGCGGCGGCGGTGGTCACGGACGGCGCGGTGCGCCCGTTCCAGAGCCGCCACGCGGTGGCCCGGCTGATGCCGAGGCGGGCGCCCATCTCCTCATAGTGCTGGTCACCGCAGGTGTGGGCGGCGGCGAGCAGCGTGGTGCGGTCGTACGGCATGGCGGTGCTTTCCTCTCGATGGCGAAACGTATGTTTCACGAGAGAAACGTAGCATGGCTGAGAGGAGATTCACCGGGCGCCATAGGAACGGACCGCGCGGTTGGGTTTACGCTTCCTTCACAAGCGAAGGCGCTTGACGCGTAGGGTGAGGTGCGCGACGATCGCTTAACTGTTCGAGCAAATTTGCACGGGTCGGGGGTTTTGTCATGCTCTGTCGAACCGGTTTCAGCCGTACGGCGAGACCGGATAGCCATGCTGTTTCACGCGAGATACGTTTCGCTCATGAGACGACGCACCCCCCAGAACTTCGCCAGCTGGCTGCACGACCAGCTGACCGCCCGCAGCTACTCGCTCACCCCGCGCGGAGGCGGACAAGCGCGCTTTGCTGAGGCGGCAGGGGTCTCCAAGGCGACAGTGAGCCGCATCCTGCGCGGCGAGGGCAGCACCGACATTGCCGTTTTGGAGAAGATCGGCCAGGCGCTCGGCATCCGGCTCGGCGTCATCCTCGTCGAGGCCGGTGTCATCGACCCCGACGAACTCGGCGGCGTACAGAGGCCGCAAGGCCATATGACAGCCGATGAAGCCGCCGACGAACTCGGCATCACCGACCCCACCAAGCGCCAAGTGCTACGAGGGGTCATCGAAACACTCAAGCCACCACCCGGTGACCCCACCGCCGGATAGCTCAGCACCGCCACGGAGGGCACATGCACTGCATCACCACCACCCCGGCCGCCATCGTCGTCGTCACCGGGGTTGCCATCGGTGCCACCCTCCTCACCGCATACCGGGTCACCCGCGCCATTCAGCCCAACCCTCAGCAGCTCACCGACGCACACCGCGCCGGATACGAACTTGCACTCACCCACGTATCGCGCGGCCTGCTCACCGCCGCGCCGGAGGAGCCGTGACACCAGCACAGGCACCAGCTACCTTCCAGGGCTCGCACGTCGACACCGACGGCGAGCCCTGGCTCGGTTACATCCGGGTTTCGACCTGGAAAGAGGAGAAGATCAGTCCGGAGCTACAGGAAACCGCACTCCGAGCATGGGCAGCGCGCACCGGGCGCCGACTGCTGGAGCCGCTGATCATCGACCTCGACGCCACCGGCCGAAACTTCAAACGCCGGATCATGGGCGGCATTCAACGCGTCGAGGCGGGAGAGGCGCGCGGCATCGCCGTGTGGAAGTTCAGCCGCTTCGGCCGAAACAACCTCGGCATCGCCGTGAACCTCGCCCGCCTTGAGCACGCTGGCGGCCAGCTCGCTTCCGCCACGGAAGACATCGATGTTCGAACGGCTGTCGGACGCTTCAATCGGCGCATCCTGTTCGACCTCGCCGTATTCGAGAGCGATCGTGCAGGTGAGCAGTGGAAGGAAACGCACCAGTGGCGTCGCGCCCACGGAGTCCCGGCGACCGGCGGCCGGCGACTCGGCTACACGTGGCACCCCCGACGCATCCCACACCCCACCCTGATCGGGCAGTGGGCAACGCAACGCGAGTGGTACGAAGTTGAAGAGTCCGCGCGGACACATATAGAGCGTCTGTACGCACGCAAGATCGGTACCGACCTGCGCGCCCCAGAGGGCTATGGCTCCCTCTCCGCGTGGCTCAACTCCCTTGGGTACCGCACCGGCAACGGCAACCCGTGGCGGGCAGACAGCGTCCGTCGATACATGCTGTCAGGGTTCGCGGCTGGACTCCTCCGCATCCATGACCTCGAATGCCGCTGCGACTACACAGCCAACGGCGGCCAGTGCATACGATGGACACACATCGACGGGGCGCATGAGGCGATCATCACGCCGGAGACGTGGGAGAGGTACGTGGCCCACGTCGCGGAGCGCCGCCGAATGGCCCCGCGGGTCCGGAACCCCACGTATCCCCTTACCGGCCTTATCCGGTGCGGAGGATGCCGTGAGGGGGCAGCCGCCACCTCGGCCCGCCGAGCAGCCGGGCAGATTTTGGGATACGCCTACGCGTGCGGCCAGAGCCGAAGCGGTCTGTGTGATAGCCCGGTATGGGTACAGCGCGCGATCGTCGAGGATGAACTACTGCTGTGGATCAGCAGGGAGGTTGCCGCAGAGGTCGACGCTGCGCCACCCACGGGCATTCCGCAGCAGCGCGACGACGGAACCGAGCGGACTCAGGCGGAGCGGGCCCGGCTGGAGGGTGAACATACTCGGCTAACGAACGCTCTCACCAACCTTGCTGTAGACCGCGCTACGAACCCGGAGAAATACCCTGACGGTATTTTCGAGGCCGCGCGAGAGCAGATCCTCCAGCAGAAGCGGGCCGTTTCGGAAGCCCTTGAAGCGCACACTATGGTCGCAGCACTTCCGCAGCGCAGCACCCTCATTCCCCTTGCGGTCGGTCTGCTTGACGAGTGGGATACGTTCCATCCACCCGAGACGAACGGAATTCTCCGCTCACTGCTTCGGCGCGTTGTCATCACGCGAGGGGCCGCGGGCCGTAAGGGCGTACGGGGAAGCGCTCAAACCAAGATCGAGTTTCACCCCGCATGGGAGCCGGACCCCTGGGAGGGGCTGGAGTAGCAGCGCACTTCCTCACACCCTGTAGCCACTTGTTTTACACGTCTTGTCTCTGGACGAGGCCCCGGAGTTCTCGGGGAAGGCGCTGGACGCGCTGCGCCAGCCGCTGGAGTCGGGCCATGTGGTGGTGGCGCGGGCGGCGGGGGTGGTGCGGCTGCCCGCCCGGTTCCTGATGGTGCTGGCCGCCAACCCCTGTCCGTGCGGGCGGCACACCCTGACCGGTGCGGGCTGCGAGTGTCCGCCCTCGGTGGTCCGCCGCTACCAGGCACGGCTCTCGGGGCCGCTGCTCGACCGGGTGGACCTGCGGGTCGAGGTGGAGCCGGTCGACCGCGCGGATCTGCTGGAGCAGGGCGGCCGGGGCGAGCCGACGGCGGTGGTCGCCGCCCGGGTGCGGGAGGCCAGAGCACGGGCGGCGGAGCGGCTGACCGGGACGCCGTGGACGACCAACAGCGAAGTACCCGGCCACGAGCTGCGGACCCGGCTGTGCGCGGCGCCCGGGGCGTCGGTCGCGGCGGAGCGGGACCTGGAGCGCGGGATCCTCACCGCCCGGGGACTGGACCGGGTGCTGAGGGTGGCCTGGACGGTGGCGGACCTGAGGGGCGCCGCCCGGCCGGAGGCCTGTGACATCGCGGTCGCCCTGGAGCTGCGGACCGGCATCCAGCGCGGTGCGCCGATGGAAGCGGAGGCACGGTGAGCGGGGTGGAGGCGGGGCTGCCGGGGCCCGGGCCGGGGCCGGGGCGGTGGTCCGGGGCGGATCCGGAGCGGCCGGGGAGCGGAGGCAAGCCGGGACGAGACACGGGGCTGCCTGGGAACGGGGATGAGCAGGGACGAGACACGGGGCTGCCTGGGAATGGGGACGAGCAGGGGCATGGCACGGGGGCGCCGGGGCAAGGGCTGGGGTCCGAGCGGTTGGCGCGGGCCGCGTTGACGCGGGTGCTGGAGCCGGGGGACGAGCGTGCCGGGGCATGGCTGCGGCAGAACGGCCCCGTCGCGTTGCTACGGGCGCTCCGCGTCGCGGACGGCTCCGCGGAGAGGCTGCCGGGGATGACCGCCGCACGGCTGGAGGGCTACCGGCTCCGTGCGGCGGCGGCCGAACCCGAGCGGGACCTGGCGGTGGCCGCCGCCGTGGGCGGGCGCCTCGTCTGCCCGGGGGACCGGGAGTGGCCCAGCCAGCTCGACGACCTGGGGGACGCGCGGCCCGTCGGGCTCTGGGTGCGGGGCCGGCCGGACCTGCGGCTGTGGGCCCTGCGCTCGGTCGCGGTGGTCGGTGCGCGGGCCTGCACGCCGTACGGGGCCCACATGGCGGCGACCCTCGGCGCCGGGCTGGCCGAGCGCGGCTGGGTGGTGATGTCGGGCGCCGCGTTCGGTGTGGACGGAGCGGCGCACCGCGGGGTCCTGGCCGTGGGCGGCGCGACGGTGGCGGTGCTGGCCTGCGGTGTCGACGTCCCCTATCCGCGGGGCCATGCGGAGTTGATCGGGAGGGTTGCCCAACAGGGCCTGTTGGTCGCGGAGTTGCCACCGGGATCCCACCCCACCCGCAGCAGGTTCGTCCTGCGCAACCGGGTGATCGCCGCCCTCACCAGAGGGACGGTCGTGGTGGAGGCCGAGTACCGCAGCGGTTCCCTCGTCACCGCCCGGCAGGCAGCGCGGCTCGGCCGGTTCGTGATGGGGGTACCCACACCTCTTCCCGGGGGTGCCGCTCTGGCTCCGATCCGCTTCCGCGTCGCCATCGCGGCGTAGCGTCACCCCCTCACACAGCACGAGGCCCCCGGAGATATCTCCGGGGGCCTCTCGCGTGCCCGCCGGGCCTGGGAGGCCGTGGCGGGGTCTCGTGCGCTCCGTGGTGCCACCGGAGGCCGGGACGACCTATGCAGCGGGCTGGGGTCCACCAGGGATGATGCCTTCCCACCCCAGATCGGCGGCCACCTTCGCCGCGTCCCTATCCACCACTGTGCTGGATGCCGTCCGGCGGACCTGGTGACCTCCGGCACCGGCCTGGAGCAGTAACGATTTCAGCTTGGCGTCGTGGCCGGGCGCAAATGTTCTCTTGGTTGTGGCGGCACAGCGGGTCGTCGTCTGCTGCCACACCTTGTCGCCCTCGGCGTTCTCGTGGACGAGCACGAGGAGCGAGTAACTAGAGCACGCACAGGGCTTGTCGGTCTCAGGTGTCGTCATGGTTTGGCCTCTACAGGTCGAATCCGGTCGAGCGGGACATCGAACTCGATACCGCCACCCTGGGGGCGCATAAACGCCTGACGCTTGTGCAGCTTGCCGTTCGACTTGTAGCGCTCCTCAACCACACCCACCAGCAGGCCCGTGCGTTCCGAGATCGTGTCCACCACGAGCGTCTCGCGCGGCCATGGCAGCTCCCCGTGATTGAGGGTCGTTGCTGGCTTCTGCTGGGTCACTCGCGGCCTCCTCGCTGAAGTGCTTCGGCGAGGCGGGCGGCCACATCGGCGCGCACCCGCCCCAGTTCAACGAGCCGTAGCGCGGGGGATGCGGGGTCCACCCGCAGGGACGGGAGCACGATCCCCACTTCGGCCAGCGCTGCCCGAAGGGATTCCGTCGCCACGAAGGGGTCGATGTCCTGCTGTTCCTTGGTTGCCATGAGCCGGACGCTAGAAGTTGGCGGCTGGCTGGCGATACGCTGTTTTCTCGAATTTGCTCGACGGGCCACGAAGATTGCTGCTGTTTTCTCACGCACCCTGCCTGACCCCGTAGAACCGGGCTGAGGCTCCGACCATGCTGCTGATCAACACCCCTGGAAGGGAGAGCGTCCATGGCTCGTCAGTTGCGATTCACCGGGACAGACAGCAAGGTCGACGGTTGCCCCGCTCTGCACACGGACGAGGGCACCGGCGAGGTCATCGTGCAAGGCACGCCCGTCACCGACCCGGCAGACCTCGCGCAGCTCCAGCACTTCGGGCCGGACGACGCGGCGGTGGTCGTGCCGCGCGAACTGCTCGTGAACTGGGCACCGAAGGAGATGGAGCGAGTGCCGGAGCTTGTCGACCGGGCCACCTTCCGGCGTCTCTTCGAGACCTTCAAGCACACCGCTTGGCGGCTGGAGACGCGGCGCGGTTACGCGTCCGACCGCGAGGACCCCGACTTCCAAGCGTTCTTGGCCACCGGGTCCTCGCCGTGCGATCTCAACGAGCCCTGGTTCGTCAACATCAAGGCTCAGACCGAGGCAGGCAAGCGCGTCGGTCGTGTCCGCCTTGCCGACCGCCCGATGACCACCGAGCAGCGGTTCCTGCTCGACTACGCCCGGCACAACGCGACGGTCGGCGAGGACATGCGCTACCTGTGGCGCGAGGACGCGGCCGACCTGCCCGCCGAAGACTTCTGGATCTTCGACTCACGCATCGTCGCCCTGCTGCGCTTCGACGACCAGGACAACATGCTCGACATCGAGCTGATCACGGAACCGGCCGAGGTCGTGCGGTACGCCATCGTCCGCGACGCGGCCATGCACCACGCTGTCCCGTACGACCTGTTCGCGGCGCAGGTGGCCGCGACCGAATAGCGCGCGTGACCGGTGAGCACCGACTATCAGCAGGCAAGGGCAGCCCTCGGCGCGCGACTGCGCGAACTGCGGTTCTCGTGCCCCGGTGGTCGGCTCACCGGTCAGCAGCTCGCCCAGCGGCTCGGCTGGCAGGGCTCCAAGGTCAGCAAGCTGGAGAACGGCAGGCAGACGGCCACGCCCGAGGACCTGAGGGCGTGGGCCGACGCGACCGAGCAGCCGGGCACGTACGCCGAGCTTGCCGCCCGGCTGGCCGGGTTCGAGTCGCACATCAGGTCATGGCGTCGCGCGCTGGCGAACGGCTTCAAGCCGTTGCACGAGGGCTTGAGTGCGGAGATCGACCGGACCTCACAGATGTGGATCTGGGAAGAGTCGGTGATCCCGGGTCTGTTGCAGACGCCCGAGTACGCCCGCCACGTCATCCAGCGCTATTCGGAGCTGCTGGGCGGAGCCAGCGACATTGAGGCCGCCGTGCGCTCCCGGGCGCAGCGTCAGGAGTGGCTGTACCGCCCTGGTCGGAAACTGCACGTGTTGATGTGGGAAGCCGCGCTGCGGTCGCTGATCTGCCCGCCCTCGGTGCTGGTCGCCCAGCTCGACCGCCTCACCGGAATGATCGGCATGGACACGGTGGAGCTGGGCGTCCTCCCCTTCACGGCCTCCGTCAAGATCGTGCCCGCCAACGGGTTCTGGGTCCTTGATGACCGCCTGGTGGTCGCGGAGGACTGGCACGCCGAGATGTGGTTGGACGACGCCGACAACGTCGCCTTGTACTCGAAGGTCTGGCGCACCCTCCGAGAGTCGGCCGTGTACGGAGCCGACGCCCACAACGTCATCAACTCGGCCAGGCGCGCGCTGAATTCACGCTGAGACGCGCTAGCGTGCCCACTGATCATGGCTACTGACGTTACCCTCGATGAGTCGACAGAGCGTCAGGTGCGGTGAACGGGGGCCCGAGATGGCGGACGATGACGTTACTCGTACGGGCGATGCCACGGTTGCTTCGGGGAGCAGCGCGAACAGTGGTGTGGTGATTTCAGGCGAAGTCAACCACCTCGTCGTCCATCAACAAGCTAATTCGCCCATCCGCGAGGCGATGCAACCGGATAGCGGCGAGAGCCTTGCCAAGCAGCGGCAGAAGTTTCACTTCGACTTCCTGAACCACGCGCTGAAGCAGGCGGAGTGGACGTTCCGGCTGAGCGTGTGGTTCATGACTGGCGGGGCGGTGGTGATCCTTGCCGGTGGTGTATTGGCCCTCGTGCACGCCGGTAACCCCGACCTCAGTTACCTGCCGTACGTTACGGCTCTAACGGGTTCGCTGATCACGCTCGGCGGTGGCGCGCTGGCGCTCCACTCGAAGCGCACCATGGCCAACTTGACCAAGGCAGCCGAGGACAACGAGAAGAAGATCGACATCGATCACAAGCTCGAAATCGCCACGACCTTCATCGACCGTGTCAAAGACGATGACGCCAAGGACGGTCTGAACACGGCAGCAGCCATGAAGGCTCTGGACATGCACGCGAAGCCCGAGACGATGGTCAAACACCTGCTTGGTGAACAGCAGGCAAGGCGGCAGATCGAGCGGGGCGACTCGACCAGCTGACGACGGACGGCTCTCCCCCGGCCTCGTGCTGGCGGGCACGGCTGGACGCCCCGGGCCGGTACCGGAGGCCGCCGGAGACCCCACGGAAGCCCGCCGCTAGGCACGGCGTGCCTGCTGGCCGCAGTCCCGGACGACCGGGCGTCATGTTGAGATATCCGGTCCTCGCCGGCCGTCACTTCCCGTGATGAAAATCCTCACCTCCCGTGAGTGCTCCGGGAGACTGCTGACGGCATCAGCGAACTTGCTCCACATGCAAATAGACGCAGCGCGAACCCCCATGCTCTCCTGGTGGGGCAGGCAGCGCCGTCCGGCCGTCCTCGGGACGAGATCCGGGTAAGCACCACCCTCAAAGATCGGCGTGCAGCTGGGGCAAGGTTCGCGGCAGACGCGGCAGCTTGCAGGGTTTGGACTGACGACAGGTCGGGGCCATACCTGCCACCCGCCGAGGTGCGAACAGTTCCTCAAGAGGAACCCCGATGACTGCACGCACATTCAGCCCTGACGCGCTGCGCCGGATTCGGCGTAATCGCGGTTTGTCTCAGCGGAAGCTCGCGACCTCGCTGGGCGTCCACAACACCGCCATCTCGGCGTACGAGAACGGCCACCGCCGCCCTGACGTCCAGACCCTGGCCACCATCGCTGATGTCCTCGGCGCACGGATGGACGACTTCGTCCGGTCGGCAGCTGCGTGATGGAGATCGCCAAGGGCTCCAGGCCCCTCACCGACGCCGAGCGTCGGCGACTCGTCCGGCTCCTGTTCGGCCCCCGGCCGACCCAGCCGTCGAAGTAACCCCACCCAAAACACAGTTCGGCCCCGCTCGGTCGGCCAACCGGCGGGGCCTCGAAAGGAACTGTCTCCATGACGATTACAGCACCCAATTTCCCCGTGCAGCAAGTGGTGTCCGACGAGGCCCCCGACCAGATCCAGCTGTGCATCAACGAGTGGCGGAAGTACGACGAGCAGGGCTTGAAGGTCTTCCCCCTTGTCAAGGGTGCGAAGCACCCGGGCGAGTTCGGCATCAAGTGGGGCGAAGACTGGATCAAGAAGAACCGCAACCCCATCAATCTGCTCGACATCTACGAGACCGGAACCTACGGCCTGTGGCTCGCCACCGGGCAGTGCTCGAAGCGGGTCGTCCTTGACCTGGACAAGCCCGAGGCCGAGACCTACTGGCAGGAGCGGCTCGGAGAGGCCGTGTTCAATTCGGCCCTCAAGGTCACTTCCGGCCGCGACGGCGGAACACACCTCCACTTCGCGATCCGGGCCGACGACACACGGGCGTGGGACGGCCACTCGGACGAGGCCATTGGCTTCGACTTCCGGGGCGATGGCGGGGGCGTGGTCCTGCCGCCGAGTGTCCACAAGTCTGGACGCCGCTACACCTGGCTGGCCGGTGAACTCCAGGACGCCCCGGAGTGCCTCCGCAAGGAGAACCAGCCGAAGAAGCGGAAGGACGGCCCGACCGGGGCCGGAAGCGGCAGCAAGGCCGTGCAGGACCTGATGTTGGACCCCGTGTTGGGGGCCCGAGGGAACAACTGGCTCACACGCGTCGCCGGGACCGTCGCCAAGGCGTTCTATTCCAAGGACGTGTACATGGCGGTCCTCCACAACATCAACCAGGCCAGCGCGGACCCAATCGATCAGCCCGCGTTCGAGAAGACCGTCGAGTCCGTTTGGAAGTCCGAGCAGGAGAACAACCAGATGCCCAGCCCGGAAAGCCCCGTCAAGGTCGCCAGGCGACTTATCGAGGACACGTGGACCACCGCCGGGCACCCCACCCTGCGTCGGTGGCGTGGGTCGTGGATGAAGTGGACCGGTGCGCACTGGCGGGAGGTCGAGAACCAGAGCGTCACCGCAGACATCCAGGACCGTTTGGAGCACGCCTGGTATGAAGCCGTCGACAAGAGGACGGGCGAGCTGATCAAGCCGGGTTGGGACCCCAACACCAGCAAGGTCAACGACGTGGCCAACGCCGTCAAGAACATCAACCTCCTCAGCGAAGACGTGGACTCCGGGGACTGGCTGGACGGCCACGACGCCGGGCGCATGGTCGCCTTCCACAACGGGCTCCTGGACATCAAGAGCCGGAAGGTGATCAGGGCCACCCCCGCCTTCTTCAACACCACGTCACTCCCGTACGACTACGAGGAGACCGACGACCTTCCGACCGAGTGGATCAAGTTCCTTCACTCCGTCTGGCCTGACGACGTCGAGTCGACCCAGGTGTTGCAAGAGTGGTTCGGGTACGTGCTCTCCGGTCAAACCGACCTGCAAAAGGCGCTGATGCTGATCGGACCGACTCGGTCCGGCAAGGGCGTCATCGGGACCGTACTCGAAGCGCTGGTCGGTAAGGACAACAAGGCCGGTATGAACATGTCGGCCTTCGCCACCAACTTCGGGCTGTCGCCCCTGGTCGGCAAGATGCTCGCCATCGTCGGCGACGCCCGCACCCCCAAGCGTGACCGCGAGCTGATCCTTGAGCGGCTGCTGTCGATCATCGGTGAGGACACCGTCACCGTGGACCGCAAGAATCGCGAGCCGTACAACGGCAAGCTGGGTTCGCGCCTGGTGCTGATGTCGAACGAGCTGCCGTCGTTCTCGGACCCCTCGGGGGCCATCGCCGGGCGGTTCGTCATCCTCACCATGAACAAGTCGTTCCTCGGTCAGGAGGACACCGGCTTGAAGGGACGCCTGCTCCAGGAGATCCCGGCCATTCTGCGCTGGTCTCTCGATGGGCTCGACCGGCTCATGGAGCGTGGGCGCTTCACCGAGCCCGAGTCCTCCGCCGACACCCGCGACGAGTTCGACGCCAAGACCTCCCGCATCAAGGAGTTCGTGGCCGACCGGTGCGTCATCGGGTCGGATCAGTCGATCCCCGTTCAGGACCTCTTCGACGAGTACATCGCTTGGTGCAGCAACCGGAAGTACGAGACCGGAAGCGTCGACACATTCGGCGGCCAGCTCTCGGCGGCTTTCCGAGGCCAGTTCAAGAAGGTTCGAGGCTCAGTCAAGGGTCGCCGGATCACGAAGTACCAGGGAATCGGTCTCAACAGGGGCTGACACCCACGTCATACCCCCCGGCAGCCAGGTGTGACGCAGGGGTGACGGGGGGTCGGAACTCGGGCCCTCCTGCCACCCGGCCACCCCCCGGCGTCACACCTGCCACCCCTGGCGTCATACCCACGTCATACCTGGCGGGGACTTGCCCCGACGGAAAAGACCGCAGGCCAGAGGGGGTGGCGTCACACCACGTCATACCACGTCATACCTCTTGAGGGGGTCCGGCTTTTAGGACGGAGAAGACCCCTTCCGTACGAGGAAAAGACACGGTGCGCAGGCAGGTATGACGGGGTATGACGTGGTGCCGAAACGGGTGTGTGGCCCACATCGGCAGGGCTGAGGTCCGGGACGGGGTCTCCCGCCGCGCGAGAGCGGCCCGGCGGCACGAGGGCCCCGGGACGGGCCCAGAGGCCACGGGAGATACCGCCGGAGGGCGGGACGACACCAGGGCGCGGCGGCAGGTGGCCCCGGGGGAGCGCAGGCGCAGGGCGCCAATCACGACGAGTTTCAAGCAATCACTCGAAGTAAGGCCGGCGGAGAGGTGGCACGCAACATGACGGACACGGCGATTGAGTTCTGGACCGCACACCCGAAGGCGCGGTTGGGGGAGCGGTGGGTGGCGCTCAGGCGACACGGGCTGTTCGACCCGGACTGGTGTCTCGCCAAGGTGACGGACGGGCGGGGTCGGCGGCAGCTCGACCAGCTGTTGCGCGACGAGTTCGCACGGCCCGGGTTCAACTCGGTGTTTGAGTACACGGTCGTCGCCAAGGAGGACGCGGGAGGGGTGGCCCAGCGCTTCGCCGAGATCGGCCACGCCGACCGGCTCATATTGCGGCTGCTGCCTGAAGCGCCGCGCGTCTGAAGCAGCCAGAGGCCCCACCGATGAAATGAACCGGTGGGGCCTCTGCACCTTCCTGGGTACCCCCAGAAAACCACCCCGGAAAGACCGCGTCCATCTTGCGTGAAACGCAACCCCCGGATGGGTATTCCAGGGATCTCCCCGATCATGATCGAATTGTTCTAGAGATCACGGAGATCCCAGGAAGGGGGTTATTCGGTGCTCAACAAAGACGCGATGCGAGAACTCCGCAACGAGCGGCAGATGAGCCGGGCGGAGCTGGCCCAGAAGCTCGACCGCCATCCGCTCACAATTCGGCGATGGGAAACCGGCCGGATGCAGCCGAATTCGCACACGGTGGTCGTCATCGCCGAAGTTCTCGGGTGCGACGTCGAAGACCTCGTGGCGGTGAAGGAATGAGCGATTACGTGAAAGCGGACGCCGGGTGGGTGGCCATCGAGAGCGACCCGGAGTTCGGGGCCAGAGTGCAGCGGGTGCGGTTCTTCGAGGTGGACGAAGAGGGCGTCCGGCCGCTGGTCAAGGACCGGGACGGCGTGATGGTCGAGCCGGGCCACCGCACCACCGACGTGATCAGGGCGAGTGGCCTGGACGCGATCCGGATAGCCGCGCTGCGGGAGCTGATCCGGCTGGCCGGACGGGCCACGACCCAGAAGCAGATGGACGGCATCGCCGAGGCGCAGGCGCTGATCATCAGGGGCCCCGGTGGGTGACGAGGTCGGCAAGGAGCTGGCGGAACCGGACGTCAGCAAAGAGCTGGCGGAGGCCGACGCGGCAATACCGGTAGTCACGCGCGCGGAGATGGCAACCGTGATTCAAGTGTTGGCCGAGCAGGGATTTGGCCGCAACGAGATTTCACGGCGCACCGGCTTTTCAACGTTTCTCGTATCGACCATCGCCGAAGAAGTCGGCGTCACGTTCGACAGGTCCAAGATCGAGCAGGCGTTGAAGGCTCGACTCACTGACTTGAAGCTCGCCCAGATGAGCGTGGCCGAGGGGCTGACCGAGGACCTGACGCACGCCCGGATCATGCTCCGCACGGCGTCCAACCGCCGTGATCTCGCTTTCGCCGCAAAGACCATCAGCGACCTGGCGCGGTCGGCCCAGGCGCTCACACCCGAGATGAGTGACGCCAATTCGGTCGAAGACGCCAAGGACTTCTTGACCGACCTCCACCGGGGGCTCGGCGAATTCCGCGACCACATGGTCAAGACCGGCCAGTGGGACGAGCAAGGCAACGAAATCAAGCAGGAGGAACAGCATGACGAATCGTGAGTTCGGCCAGATCGTGCAGGGCCCGATGACGCCGGACGGACCGAGCGTGGACGACCTCCGGGCGGATCTGCACGGGAGCCAGGCGGGGGCGTTCGCGGCCCGGGAGCCCCAGGGTCCGGCCACCGCCAGCGTCACGGACGGCCAGGAGACCCGCCAGGGCGACGGCACCGTGACCGAGGAGGAGATGGCGGAGATCCGGAGGTCCGCCGGGGTCCGGGCCGAGGACCGCCGGGATCTGCCGGACGCGAGTTCGTTCGTCGAGCACCGCGACCCCACGACGGGGGTGGCCACCCGGACCTACGGCGACGGCCGCACCGAAGAGGTGTAGCGGCGGGGCGGGACGGGGGTCCGGACGGCCTCTCGTCCCGCCCGGGGCCACGGGGCCCGGCAGCCGCCGGGAGGCCGGGGGAGAGCCGCCCGGAGCCGCAGCCAGAACGACACCTGGCAGAGGCGTGAGCCCGCCTCTTTCGGCTGGCACTCGTCGGCCGGATCGGGCGAGGTCCGGCGGACCCCGCACACCAGATCCGGCAGGGGTCCGGACCAGATCCGAACGTCATTGCCCGGACCCGCCGCCCAGGTCCGGACCCGACCCACCGGACCTCGGACCAGGTCCGGACCCAAGAAGCCGGACCCGACCCGCAGGTCCAGACCCCCGGACCCAAGGTCCGGACCCGCACTTGCCGATCTCGCATCGATCCGGCGCGAGATCCGACACCTCATCAAGGAGTAGCAGCCATGAACGAAACCGACCTGATGCAGCTTGCCCGCCAGGCCATCGAAGACGAGGACAGCGCCCGGCTCAACGCCAAGGCCGCCGAGCTGGCCACCGCCGAGGAGAGCGCCCGACAGGCCGCAGAGAAGGAAGCGCACGTTGCGCTGCTGATCGCGGCAGCCGAGGAGGCCATGAGCGCCGAGGGCGTCACGCTCTCCGACATCGCCCGGAAGTTCGACGCGGCTGTGGCCGCTCTGGCCGACCTCGCTCGTGCGGCCTGCACCCGCAACGAGGTGATCGGACTCCACGCGTCGGGCATCCAGGCGGCAGGGCTCCGTGAGGCGGAGCGGACCCCCGCGCCGGAGACGCTGGCCCGAGCGCTCGCCCTGGCTGCGAACCAGGTCGCGACCCCGGGCAACGGGCTCAAGAACCTGGCCAGCAGCGTCCTGGCGCACTCCGGCCCCCTGCACCGCCTGACGGCAGTGGAACGCGCCGCCCGGTAGGGCCGTCCCGGGCTCCCGTGGGGTCTCCCGCCGCACGAGAGATCCGGCCGGGGCCAGTGGGCCGCCCGGGGGTCTCAGGCCCTCGGAAATACCGTCCCGGCCCTCCGCCGGCGAAGGGTTAACGACCCGCACACAGAAGGGGCCCGGAAGCAGTCCCAGCAAGGTTCGCTTCCAGGCCCCTCAACCGCGAACGACCCGACAAGGAAGGCCGCCCGAACCCAGGAAAGCACGCGGGGACAGGTGGCCGGAAGGGACCACCGATGGCCACCGCCAAGACGTTCAAGCCCGAATTCCGGACCCGCACCGGGAAGCGCGTCAGCTTCGGCGCGGACTACACCCACAACACCGCCGCCAAGCGTCGCGCCGGACGCACCAAGAACGGCCTTCCCCGCATTTCGGCGGTGGGCGCTGGCACAGTCGTCCGGCGTCCTCGCCGCTGGATTCCGTGGGCTGTCCTCGGCGTGAATTCCGCAGCGGTCGGAGGGGCGTACGCCGTGAGCGAGCTGGGGCCCGTGCCCGGCGGCCTGGTCATCGCCGGAGGGCTCTATGTCGCGTACAAGGTCGCGCGCTGGACCGTGGGGGAGGTGGCCCACTGGAGCGTCAAGGCCCGGCAGATCAGGGGCCGAGACGACGTGGCCGCGTTCGCCAGCGATGGCTTGCCGACTGCCCGAGTCCCGGCCGACACGGTCAACCACCCCGACGCCCGGCGGTGACGAGCCGTAATTGGAACTGGTGGAACTGGAACGCCCCTCCCACCCCCTCCCGCCGGGTACGTGCCCAGGCACGGGGGGTGTGGGAGGGGGGTTCCACCGGCAGTTCCAGTTCCAGTTCCAATTACGAGAAGTGACAACTACGGGTCGTGAATGGCGGTGTGCGAATGGGTGTGGTCACGCCTATTCTCGCCACCTTTTTAGTTTTCGTTAAATTTAGGAAATTGTGCGGCGCGCAAATCCCGTGTTTTGATTTTCTCGTAATTCCGGATGGGCCGGAATTCGGGAATTCAGGGAGCACGAAATGGCCGCCAAGAACACCGCCGCAAAGACCGCCCAGGCCGAGCCCGCCGCCTGCACCTGCTCGCAGTTCGCCACCGAGGACGGCCGGACCACCGGATGCGCGGCGGAGACGAAGCGGCTGTTCGCCCCGGGCCACGACGCCAAGCTGAAGTCGTTCCTGATCCGCATGGGGGCTGAGGGCGTGGAGATCATCCGCACCACGGACGGCATCGCCAGCAGCGCCGACGCCAGCACCCACGCCGCGAAGTTCGCCTTCGGCCACATGGTCGCCGCCGGGATCACTCGCGCCGAGGGCAAGGCCGCCGCCAAGGCGCAGCGCGAAGCCGCCAAGAACGACCCCGCGAAGAAGGCCGCCAAGAAGGCGCTCCGCCAGGCCAAGCAGGCGATGACGGCAGCCCTGGACGAGGCCAAGGCGGACGCCGGGGCCCGGGGCTACAAGCGGGAGCCGCAGGAGGTCACGGCCAAGGTCGGCCGCTGGGAGCGCACCGGGACCGTCGAGGGCGACACCTTCACCTACACCGACGCCAAGGGCGCGACCAAGACCACCACCAAGTTCCAGCTCGTCTGACCACCCCCGCCGGGCGGTCGGTCGGGCCGCCCGGCTCCTCCCCAAGGAGCCTCCGATGTACAAGATCCAGTTTCGCAACCCGCAGGGCCGCACGGTCACCGCTCAGAACCGCGACGCCGAGACGATCCAGAAGCTCGCCGACAAGGCCCGGCGCGACATGCCTGAGACCCACGAACTGAGGGTGCGCGAGGTGGTCCAGGACCAGGCGTCCGGTGACTTCATCTGGGCCGACTGCACGGCCGACTTCACCCGTTGACGAACGAGCCCGGCCGGGGTGGCACCCCCGGCCGGGCCGAAGTGCTGAGACAAGGAATCGCCAGCATGAACCAGAAAAACACGGACGCCCTCGACATCGCCATGGGCGTCGTTGACCGCGTCACCCACACGGTCAGACTTCGTGCGGTCGCGTACGCCCGCGTCTCGACCGAGGAGCAGGCCAAGGGCTACGGCGTCCAGTCGGCGTTGAAGAAGATCACCCGCTACATCGGGCGCAAGGACTGGGACTACGTCGGCACGTACACCGACGAGGGCATCTCGGGGTCGCTGGAGGCCGCCGACCGCGAAGACCTCAAGCGGCTGATGGCCGACGCCCACCGCACGCCTCGCCCGTTCGACATCGTGGTCGTCAGCGAGGGCCGCGCCATCGGTCGCGTCGGCCGGGCGTTCTGGCGGTGGGTCTGGGCGCTCGAAGACATCGGCGTGTTCGTCGGCGTAGTAGAGGACGACTACGACAACAGCACGGCCGAGGGCCGCAAGAAGATGCGCCGAGACGCCGACTACGCCGAGACCGAATACGAGGTCATCCGCAAGCGCACCCAGGGCGGGTTGCAGGAGAAGGCCGAGGACGGGGGGTGGACGGGTGGCCAGCCGCCTTACGGCTATGAGATCGCCTGCAAAGGCCAGAAGGGCAAGTCACACCTCGTCCAGTGCGCGGCCGAGGTCAAGGTTCTGCGGCTCGCCTGGAAGCTGGTGGTGGAGGACGGCATCGCCAACACGCGCGACCTCGCCGCCCGCCTCAACGCTGAAAGCCACTTCACCAGGTCGGGTGTGCCGTGGTCGCACTCGAACCTTCGGGCCAAGCTCCTCAGCGAGTCCACGCTCAATGCCCGTGTGATCTTCCGGAACCCCAACCGGACGCGCGCCGGGCACGGGGCCAAGTTCGGGCGCGACGGCAAGCCGCTGAACGGCGAGACCGTCATCATCAAGCTCGATCCCATCTTCACGCCGGACCAGGTGGTTGCCCTCGCGGCAGCTCTGGGCCGCACGGCCAAGGGAGCTGGTCGGCCGAAGCCGCAGGCGTACCCGCTGTCGAAGCGCCTCTTCAACGAGCACACCGGGTGCAACTCGCATCACGTCGGCATGGCACGCACGAGCCGGGGTGGCCGTTGGTACCGGTGCTCCGGCCTCGCCGCGAAGTACCCGGGCGACGCGGTGTGCGGCTGCAAGATGGTCGACGCCGACGCGATGGAGTCGGCCGTGTGGGGCGAGGTCGTCAACCTCCTGGGCGACCCTCACCGCTTGCGGGCGATGGCGGCTGAGTGGGTCGGCATGACCGAGGGCGACAAGGTGCAGCACGCCGACCGCATCGCCGACTTCGACCGCCAGATTGCAGACCTCGACCGAGCCATCACGACCATGGTCAAGGAGTACGCCAAGGCCGGGCTTCCGGCGTCGGCCGTCGCGGCTGCCAGCGCTGCCCTTATAGAGGAGCGACGCCAGCTCACCGACATCCGCGACGAGGCCGCCCAGTGGCTGGAGGAGACCAAGGCCACCGCCCAGCGGGCGCGCGACCTGGAAGCGTTGGCCACCATGGCGCGCACCCGGCTGGCCGACATGGACCCGGCCGACCAGGACGACGTGTTGGGGCTGCTGGACGTGCGAGTCACCATCACCGGGGCCGTGCCCAAGCCGAAGCTCGGGCTTGCCTGCTCGCTGGCCGAGTGGTTCAAGGAGGCCGGGCGCAAGGTGCCCGCCGAGCTGACCGACGAGGCGTGGGCGCTGGCCGAACCGGTCGTCAAGGCGTGGGAGCCGCCGAACCACAAGCTGATCCCCGGTCGCCTGATGCTTGACGCGATGTTCTACAAGGCGCGCACCGGGTGCAAGTGGTCGGACCTGCCCGAGCGGTTCGGTCTGTGGAAGGGCATCCACTCCCGTTACAAGACGTGGCGCAACTGCGGGGTCTGGGACGACGTGATGGCCGCCCTGCCCCAGGACGGCCCCGGCTACCGCCCGGTGCCGGAACTCAATCTCGTGCCGCCCTTCCGGGTGGAAGGCCGGGTGGACCCGCGCGTCCTGACCGGTGCCGACATCCAGGAAGAAGAGGTGGCCCCGGAAACAGGTATGCCGGGCCCCGCCACCAGCGGACTGTCGGCCGGTGTCCACGAACTGCTCCGCGGTGAGGGGGTGCTGGTCACCGACGCCTCCGAAGTCGCCGAGCTCGTCGGGGACATCGGCGACCTCGCAACGGAGCGGCGCGGCCCGGTGCTGCCCCGGGACCGGCTGGACCCGGCCGCGGCGAGGGTCCTCGACGCCCTCCCGTACCACGGCCCGGTCGGCCCCCGTGACCTCGCCCGCAGCGCGGGGACCTCCGCCGACGAAACACTCGGGCGACTGTACGAACTGCACTCACTGGGGTTCGTCGAACGCGAGGGCGACGGCTGGAGGTTGACGCGTCCGTACCCATGCAACGACGACGCGCGGCGAGGCGGTTCTTGA